TTGTGATAATTTATTATATGTTGATTTGTCTTCGTAAAAATATATCGTATTTAATATAATATTATCTTCAGGGCTTTTATCGAAATATTTTATAAATTCATCACTATCTGATGGTATTACTCTTTTATTAACACCTCTTTTTTCCATACCTTTAAATACGTTGATTGCTGCTGTAGTTGTTGATGAATCTCTATCAGCTGATAAGCCTTTTGGTGATACTTTAGTCATACCCAGTTCATACATTAATGGACCGTAACCTTTTTGTGCTGCTACAGCACCAATATAATAAAAATCATTTTCAGGATAAATGGCAATCATACCATATAGTATATTGTTTTGGTAATCATACAACACCAAGTATTCACCAGTATCAAATAACCCAGTTGTTGATGATAAGTCATTTAACATTTTTGCGGATTCATTTAATGATTCTTCACCATTTAAATTTAAAACCATTTTACCATCTTTAGTGTCAACAAACCCAAACTTACTATAAAAACTATATAGCCCAGCCTTATCAATTCCCTTTGTATCCATTGGTTCTGGTTCTAGTATTACAGAATTTAAACCTTTTTTAGTTGCATGGTTTATTACTTTATTCATAAGTAATTTAGCATAACCACTACCCCTGTATTTATCTAATACATCTAATTGTAATATTTCCATTGCGGAATCCGAATAGGCTAATTCGATATCACCAACCATTTGGTCATTTGAATATAAAGTGATAATTTCACCATTTGGTGATTTACTGAATATGAACTTATTATTTGTATAGTTTTCAGATAATAAATGCGTTCTTAATGTATTTTTAATAAATCCTTTCACAACCTTAATATCATTTCTTTATTATTTGACCATTTATCACTATGTGGTAAGATTTGAAAACCAAAACCCTTATAGAAGTTAGTCAAATTATTTATATTTAATCCACTACTACCCATTGGTGATGCATTTAGATAAATAATCTTTTCACCAATTTCTTTAGCGTATTGTATTGCTTGAGCAACTAATGCTTTACCGTAACCTTTATCTTTATAATCATCAGGTACAAATAGATGTTCAATTCTTAAAAATGTATCATCTGGAAAAAGCTCATCATATTCATCTTCAGTCATGTCATCTTCAAACATCCAATAAACATTCATTAATTGTTCAACGATAATATTACCAACATTTGTTCTACCAATATATGCAGATATGGTAACTCGACCATCATCGTCAAAAGTCGTAAATGTAATTGGGTTTTCAATTGCTTCATTATATAATGTTGTTAATTTCATTGTGCTAACCATTCGTCTAAACTCATACTTTTATCAAAAGCCTTATCCATTAAATCACCAATCTGAGTCATTATTTCATTTCTTCTTAATAATTTGAACGCAATATTTTCTGGGGAAAATTCACCACCAGATTCAAGGCCAGACTGTCTCATTTTTTTAATTCTATCTTTAAGTTTACCTAAACGAGTTGTAACAGTTTCCTCATTACCCTTTTTATATTGTTTTTTAATATCATTAAGGGTATCAACTATTTTTTTGTATTTTTCCCTAACAGAATTTTTATTTACCTTAGGTGTTGTTTTTTCAGGTTTTAATACCCATTTTTCATCCATTAATGAATAGACACCAGTTGAATGATGTTCTTCATTTTTATCCTGAATATATAATTCAACATCATAATCTTTTATTTTAATATCATGATTATCATTCCAACTCCTTGTTTTAGCACCAAGTAAATCTTTGATTAAATCTTTTTTATCACCAAATTTATTCATATCAATTACTATATGAATATCAAAATCAGAATATTTTGACCAATTATAATTGGCTAAACTACCTGTTAGAACAATGTCGGTAATTGGTACATTTAATGATAGCGAATCATAATAATTTTTTGCGATTTTTATTAAAGTTTCTCTAATTTCTGAATTTATAGTATCTTCTGATTCCCAAACCTTAGGGTTCAGTATTTTATTTACTTTAAATGAAGAAAAATCTAAATCATCAGTTATTTCATTTATCGCCGCATCAATAAATAAACCTTCCCTTAATAATTTTTTAATTATATTACTCATACTAATAAATATCAATAATATACAAAAAAACCCATTGTATTAATGGGTTTTTATTAATGCATTTCCTAATCGTATGACCTTTTCTTTAAATTCCTCAAAAGTACTATTGTTTTCAATTATAACATCAGCATCAGATTTTGTGATATTGAATGATGAGACATCTTCTAAAGGTAATCTTTCTGATGCATCAACCCAAACAATTAAATCAAATAAGTTTTGTTTAATACATTCTTTAATCTCACCAGAATCACGCATACCAACATAGCAATCAGCATATTCTAAAATACCTTTCGCTAATTTCGCTCTATCTACACTATTATAATCACAAATCAAATCATACCATTCACTTCTATGGTTAACTCTATCTTCAAAACACTCAAATGGTGTTTTATAACCATACTTACCTTTTAATTCATCATAAATGAATATTTCAGCGGCAGCTTCTGATGATGACTTAAATTTCAAACCAAATTTATCTTGAAGTATTTCAGCCATAGAATCCTTTCCGTGGCGCATATTTCCAATAATCAATAGTTTTGGTAATTTGTTATTTTTATTCATATTTTTCTATTTTTTACAAATATACTACATATTTTAAATTTATGCAAATAAAAAACCCCACTAATCTAGTGGGGTGTAATCACTTTCGTGACCCTTCAGAAAGATGTTTTTCTTTTTTATCTAAATCTAAGTTTTTTAAGTTTGCAGTAATCTTTCTTTGACTCGTGTTTATAACGAGATATACAAATATACCACAATTTTTAAATATATCAACTTTTTTTATCAAAAAGTTCAACAATTATAAATATTTCATGTTTATGAGTCATATTATGAATTACATTTAAAACTCTAAAATATTGTTCTTGATTATTTAAATAGATAAACTCACCATATCTTGGAATGTGTCTAACACTCATTTTTGGTACTATCATACCCCATTTTTCATCCATTAATGATATATTATATTTTCTAAACATACTCAAATATAATTAATTAACAAAAAAAATAAATAATAATCTTTATTAATAGTAATTGTCGATTATATTTATAAGTATAACAATCATTAAAACCCTTTAACTATGAAATGTGGATGCGGTAAACCAAAACCAACTAGACCTAGAAATTAATATATTTCTGGATTATTTTGCAAAATTATTCGAATAAAAAAGGACCCCTATTGGAGTCCTTTTTTATGTTTTGTAATTATAGTTTATACGATTTCAACAACTTCTAATTCGAATACTAATGTTTTACCAGCCATTGGGTGATTACCATCTAATATTACAAATTCTTCATTAACTTCTTTAACAACAACATTAAATGAACCCTGTTCTGTTTCAGTTGTTAACATTTCACCAACTGTTACGGTTTCTGGAACAAATTTCTTTGGAACTTCCTGAACCATTTCAGTGATAATCTCACCATATGCTTCATTAGGTGGTAATGTAACTGTTTTACTTTCACCAATTTCCATTCCAATTATTGCATTTTCAAAACCAGGGATTACTTGTTTACCACCTACGGTAAATGTAATTGGTTCGTTTCTTTGTACTGATGAGTCAAACACTTGACCATCTTCGAAGGTTCCAGTATAATGTACTTTAACTGTGCTACCATTTTCAACTTTACTCATAATTTTAATTTTTCTTTCAATTTTATATACAATAATATCAAATTAAAATCAAAATGTAAATACTAAAAATAAAAAAAACTCAACATGCGTATATGTTGAGTTAAATTAATTCTAATCCCATGGTAGTGTCGGGTTAGAAGCGTTAAGCGTTTTAAATATCCTTTGTATTTTAAGTACAAAAGACGGTCTAGTGGAGATGATGGGAGTCGAACCCATGTGTTACTTATTCTCAAATAGCTTTCTACATGTTTAGGTTGTAATTTACGAATTACCCAAAACCTTTCAGTTCCCTTATTACAGTTCGGTTTACTAAAAACTAATCTTCTGCCTATTAAATTTTAACTCCAATAAGTTAGAGCTTTTAGTGGACTACCACCATCGCATTATCTAGGCTAATGCAACCTCTCCTGAAACTACTTCTATCGAAGCGTTTGCTAGGAAGTTTTCGTCTATGTCAAATGAATTGCCATTTACAAAAATAATAGGTGATTAAAGTGTTTCCATCTAACACTACATGCTTACTAGACAAGACCATAAATAGTCAAAGCCTGGCCATCCCCATAAATTAAAGAACTTTTGTTTGTTTTTACAAATATACTAACAATTTATATAAATATCAACTTTTATGTAAAAAAAATGGGAAAATTTCTTTTCCCATTAAAATGTAGCACCGTTTTATGTTAGTCGTTTAAAATTTGTTTGTCTGTGGGGTTATATTCAGACTTACCCTTTATTTTTGCATCTAATTTATCACACCTTGAATCAATTGTTCTTCTAATGTCATCAAATTCATTAGAAGTTTGACTATGATTGTGATTAATTGTATCGTATACAGTTGTAATTAATCTATCAAATCTATCACCTGTTTCATTATTTAAATCATCAATTCTTTGATGAATGTCTCTTATGGTTATATTTAAGGAATTACCATCAACCTTACTTTTCAACTTAATGAACGCAACCACAATACTAGTAAGTATTGCAACAGCACCCAGCGTTGATAAAACTGATATTAAAATTATTGTTTCCATATTTATTTTTTTTAATTAAAAATTGTTATATGGTGCCACATTTTTATTAATCTTCTTCAATATTAAAATCCGATTCTGTTTCATCACTAATTTTATCCCATTCTAAATCTTGATTTCCTCTAAAATCAACTTCCTCATAGAATCTTTCTTCGTCTTGTTCAAAAAGCTCCGCTTCTTCGTCAGTTAAGTTTGTGTAATACTTACACGTTGTGACGTAAGTTTCAAACCATACAATTTTTTTTCCCATTTATATCAATATTAATTCTATCCCTGTTAATCCAAAGTAAAGATTTTGAAGTTGATGAATATAATGAATACTAAAAATCTCATCACCTATTCCATAATTTAAAAATTGATAATTAGGTTCATCAGCATCAGCCCAATTTATACCAGCTAGTAAAAATCCTTTTATATTATCATGTCTCCAAAATAATAAATCGTATCCACACCTTTTAAACCCAAATTTAGATAACCATTCTTCTGTTAGTTGAATCGGCATAAATTCACCGTAAGTACTCTCAATATCAAAAAATGTTTCTTTGTAAACTTGGAATGCCACAAAATCTTTTTTAGAATCTGACCTACCCTCAATCCAATTCCCTAATCTAAGTTCGTTTGAATCGATGGTTTTCATTTTTTACCTTTTGGTTTGTTTTCAACAACACCATCAATTATCCCATAAGCTAATGCTTCTTCAGCATTTAACCAATTATCACGATTACAATCAGCTAATACTTGTTCTTTAGATTTACCACAATAATCACCTAACATTTCAAATAATTTATCGTTGTATTTAATCGCTTCACCTAAACTTATTTTAATATCCTCAACATGTCCAGATGCACCAGAACTAACTTGGTGTAACATCACTCTACTATTTGGTAATGAGTAGCGCATGCCCTTTGTTCCAGCACCCAATAAGATTGAACCCATTGATGCTGCCATACCTGTATTAATAGTTGATATTGGTGAACTTATGTAGTTCATAACATCAACCATACTTAAACCTGATTTAACTGACCCACCTGGACTGTCAATGTGCATTGTGACTATTTTATTTTCCAAGTTATCCAAGAACATTAGTTGAGCTTGTACAACTGTACTCATAGCATCGTTAACTGGACCAGCGACCCAAAGTATGCGGTCCATCATTAAGCGGGAGAAAATATCCATTTGGGTAACTCTCATTTCCCTTTCTTCTAAGATATACGGTGTTAATGATGCATTTGAACTATATAACCTATCTTGCAGTTTTTCCCAGTAATGGAACTCCATTGTAGTTACACCCATGTGATTCATGGCGTAATTTTTAAATTCACTATAAAAATCTATCATATTATTTATCTTGTTTGAATAAAGACTGGTGTATATTCGCCCATCCAGGCTCCCAATATGTTATAATCAAAATATTCAATAGCTTCTTCGTATGTCATACCATCACGTTCAACCATAATATCTATCATCTTTTCGGTATCATAAGCAACGACAGGGCCGAGATTAATTCTCTCGGCCATACCTATAATTGCATCATCAAATCCATCACATAATAATGCTTCTGGATTTATGTCTTCAATTTCCTCTACAGTCATTACGCTTCAGTTTCAGCTTCTGACTCTTGTTTTTGAGAGTAAATTAATTTAATCAATTCTTTCAATTCAACACATTGGTCAGCACCATATTTTTGTAATAAACCACTGAATGTTGTAAAGTCAGCCTTACCGATAGTTAACTTATCCTTTTCGAAATCGTAATGGATACCAGCCAATGCTTCATCAGCAATAATAACTTTATGCACATCACTTAATTGGTCGAATACTTTTTCATTAATCACCATGAAAACATCAACATTTGTTTTGTACTTTGTTAAATCATTAGTTTTGATTAACTTGTAGATTTCTTTTTGTTTGTTATTTACCAAAACTTCGATAGTAACATTTCTATCCAAATCAGCATTAACAATTAGACCATCAAAAATTGATTTTGTGTCTTCAAACGGTTGTTCAAACTTTGCCATAATTTTTTATTTATTTTAGTTATTAATTATATTGATTGCAAACTTACTACCTTTTTTTAGATTAAACAACACTATCATCAATATTTTTCATTTTTTCTAATAATTCCCTATCTTTATCTGATAATTCTTTAGGCATATCAATATCTAAATTAATCATTAAATCACCTCTTGATTCAGAATTCATTACCTTCATACCTTTGCCTGATACCCTTAATGTGTCACCAATACTATTTAATTCTGGAATCTTAATTTTAATTTTAGCACCGTCTATTGTTTCAATATTTGTTTCACCACCTAACACTAATGTATAATATGGTAATTTTAATGTGTATCTTAAATCATTACCGTTTCTAACGTATCTTTTATTTGGTATTTCATTAAAATTGACAACTAATGAACCCGATGTACCATTTTTAATAGCTTGACCCATACCTTGGAAAATCATACTCATACCATCTTGAACACCAGATGGGATTTTAATATCAATCATTTCCTCTTTATTTGTAATACCATTTCCATTACATGTAGTACATTTATTTTTATATATAACACCATCACCTTGACATAGTTGACAATTAGTTACATTTTGCATTACACCAAATGGTGTTCTAACTTCTTCAGTAACCATACCTTGACCGTTACATCTTATACATGTCATTGGTTCAGAACCACCAACTGAGTTACATGACATACAGGCATTATGTCTATTGTATTTTATACTCTTAACTGACCCCTCAAATATCTCTTCTAAGGACACTTTAATGTTTAATCTAAGGTCACTACCTTTTCTATTCATTGCTTTGTTTCTGGGGTTGAAGCCGAAATGATTAAACATATCTTTGAAATTTGAATTAGAGCTGTTTTGATTTGGTTTTGAGTGTCCGTATCTATCATAGTTTAATTTTTTCTGTTCATCACCTAATATTTCATAAGCTTCATTGATTTCTTTAAACTCTTCTTCATTACCACCAGAATCTGGGTGTTTTTCCTTCGCTAATTTCCTATATGCTTTTTTTATTGTTGCCTGGTCTGAATTTTTATTAACACCAAGAATTGAATAATAATCTTGTTTACTCATCTATTTATTTTTATTTAAAAATAATTATAATTAACATATAAATCAATAGTTAACAAATTTAAAATGTATAGAGTTATACTGGTAAAAAACGGGGAATATAAAAAGACACTACATAGATGTAGGACTAGGGAAACATCTTTTGTTAGATTTAGAGGTTTTAAAGAAGAAAATAAATCAGTTATATTTCCAAAAATGAATATTAACTACAATAAGATTGATAAAGTTGATTACAAAATTTATGTTGTAAAAGATATTGAGGAAGGTGACAAATTTAGAATGTTAAGAGATTCATATGGTAAGTTATATGAAGAAAAACCTATATTTGGTATATGGACTGTTCTTGATGATGCTGATTACAAAATTGAGGAAACCTTTTGGTTATTTGGTAAAAATCCAAAAAATGATAGAGTTACAATTAAAGATATAATCAAGATTTTAATGTCTGGTATTTATAAAAAGCAAATAACTAAACAAGCTATTGTTGTTCATAATAAATTGATTATTCATAATGAAGACCAATTTGATATGGTTATATGTAAATGTATTGATGATGCTCAAAGATTGCATCACGTATTGGCTAAAGTAACTAAAATTAATAAAATAAACAATATTTTATTTATGGGTACTGCTAGCCAGGCGACTATTAGTAGAATGTATGATTTAATTAAAGAAAAGACTGGGTGGCCCATCCAAAAGATATGGAGAACCACCACTCGCCCTTAATCATCTAATTCAACTTCATTATTATCACTATCTAATTCAACTTCATTAGCTGAATCATCTTTACCTTTATCAGCACCTTTACCAACATCAAAGTTGCTAGCTAGGTCTTGAATCATTTGATTCACTCTTTCCATGTCAGCTTCATGCATCATAACTGGATTTATACATTCAATTCTTTCTTCTTCATCTGTTGGTAAGAAGAATGCCATACAATTGGCTTCTCTTTGCGCAATCGCATTATTAACAGAGTCAGCAAATGCTCTAATTATTTCTCCTTGCATCATTACCTCTCTGTCGAGATAAAATACTAAAATTAATGGGTAACCTTTTTCAATATTCATTTTTTATTGATTTATGTAGTCGTTATACGTCATTTCTTCAAGCTCAATCATTTCACCAAATTTAGTGATTAATTCACTTATGACATTTTCTTTATTTTCAATATTCGCATATTCGCATTTTAATGGGGAACCAGCATCATCCATAACATATATAATATATTTGCTACCAGTTTCATTAATTTCTTTTGACATTATTCTCATTTTGAACCAATTTTTTGTCTTATTATTTATAACACAAGGATATCGATTTTTTTTGATAGTGTAAACCTTAAAAATAAAAAAAACCAAATATTTCTACTTGGTTTTTGATATTTGTGTCAGAATGCTGGGGCTATATAGCTTAACCCTGTAAGGCTTCGTTACTTTATATTTTCTAAACCGAGTAACTAACGGTTTGTGCTTTTGTAACCCTAAGGTCCAATAGCGCTCTTTTAGCTGTATAGTTTGTGTTTATTGCAGCATGCATTCTTTACACAATATTTTTACACAGTAACTAGTGAGTATCTTTCTGAACCAATTACCTCCATCATCATTGATAATGGTGTAAGGTCTTTACCAGAAAGAACACTTGTTAATAGTGATGGGCTAAACCCTGAAACTAATCCAACACCTTCTTTGTTAAATTGAACTGGGAAGTTGTCGTTTCTTGCATTAATATTCCAATATATTATTTTTGGCATTTTATAACCAGATTCAGCATATTTAGATTCAAAAATATCTTGAGCTGTTTTATTCCAGTTACCACTAGTACCACTATTGAACTCCATATCTGATAATATAATTATCATTGTTGGCATTTCAGATACTGGTACGTTATTGTTAATAGCTGATGTAAGTATCGTTTTAAACACTTTTTCAATGTTTGTACTCATTGCCCAATCAGCTCTAGCTAATTGATTGAATCTTTCAGATAATGAACCTTTAAGAACTTGCAATTTTGGTGAGTTTGAGAAAGTCATGAAAGTATCTTTGAAGGCACCTTCGTTTCTTTCTGAAATATACAACCCTAATGAGATTGCAACATCCATACAACTTACATTTGGATTATTACCCGCTGAACAACACATTGACCCAGATACGTCAACAACTGGTAAAAATTGTTCGTTGTTATTTTCCAAATAATTTGGTAGTGCATTCCATTGTGCATCAGCACCATCAGAATTTCCAAATTTTAAGTTTTTAACGATATCATATGGGTATACCGAACTAGCGTTGATTTTAACTTCACCTTTATTAACAGACTCAATGTATGTTGAGAATCTTTCACCATCTTTCTTACCGAAAGCTCTCATGTAGTCTGACATCGCTTTTGATGGTACGTGAGAATAGTTTATTTTATCAAAATCATTACCACACATCAATTGTTCAACAGTTGATGATAATTCAGCTAACATTTTTCTATAAGTTGCTGGGGTTAACTTTAAGAATTTTCTTAAAGCACTAGCTTGTCTTTTCTTTTCTCTGTTAGTAACGTTTGGTCTTGGCATCCATTTAGCCGCTAAAGCATTACCGTTTTTAAGAGCATTACCAATCAATGTCAATGCATCATTTTCTAATGGTGTACCAACTAATGATAATAAATCATCCCATCTACCGAACTCTGAAATTAAATTCAAATTCTTTCTCATGGATTCGGTTCTTGAACTAGCTAGATAATTAACAATATCTTTAAAGATTTGTCTTTCACCAGCACCACCACGAACATCTCTAACCCAGAATAGAATTTTCATAGCTGTTAACGCATCTTCTTCATACGCTTTAACAAACGTATTAATTAGTTTAGATGTTTCCTTACCTCTCATTGCACCTATTTGGAAAAATAAGTTAACACAATCATTTAATGATGAAGAATTTGTAACCATTCCGTTTTCAGTTACTGTGTTTTTTGTTTGTAAAGCATCTACTAATTTCATAATCTTAAGTTTTTGTTTTTGCAAATATACTAACTATTTTTTAATACGACAACTTTTTTTTAAAATATTTTTAAATTTTTGTATCTTTGATGAATTTACTGTGTGATTTTTTATATGACTCTTGAGTTTCATCTTCAGAATCTTTAGTATATTGCCAGTTCCAATATAGATTATCATTTGGTTTGAAACCATAAAATTCATGAACTTTCTTTTGTGTTTCTGTTACGTTTTCTCCATTCCAATTTTGTCCAACACAAATGAACCCTGTCTCAATATCTTTAACTAAATTTGATTCACCTAATGTTGTGTGTCTATTTTCAATCCAATTTAACCTCTCAATTAAATTCTGATAGTACATATTTGCTTGCCCCCATCTAACTGAACTAAAGAATATAACTACATCCGATTCAAATAACTCTTTGGAAATCTTCCATAGTTCGTCTGATGGTTCGTTGATATTAACCCAGCATCTGTGGTGTCCTGATGGATTTTTATCCTTATTTTTAAGTGCTGCCTTTAATAAACCACAAGAATTTCCATCCTTTCTTGATACATTACCTTCACAAGGTAGTATTTTAAGTTCAGGTACATCTATTAATACTGATTTATCACCTAATTTATCATTTAGGTACATCGCAATCATTTTTGATTTTGGTGTATCTATATTTTTATCATCCCAATTATATCTATTTGAGCAACTTAATAATAAAACTTTACCTTTACCCTTTAAAATATCTATAGTTTTTTGTATTGATTGCCAAGCTTCTGTTTGGTTTGACTCTTCTAAAATCATTATTTCCCTTATTCTGTTTATTTCTTCTCGTAAATCCATATGTTTTTATTAATAAATATTAAAAAAAATAAATAGTTATATAACTATTTATCTTATCTCCATTTTTTTTAAATTTTTACAAACCAAGCTCTAATTGTTGCTGTATTGTTCTGTAAATCAACAAATTCAATATTACTCATCATACCATCTTCAACAGCATATTGACCAATTTGTCCAGAATAATTACTACCACCGAATGGGTAAAAGAAGTCTAATGTCAAACTTTTGTTTGTTGAACCTGTTATCATACTTAAGGTATATGGTCTTTGAGCATTTTGATTCAATACATATCTATTTGATGATATAAATGATATTGTATCATTTGGGTAAATGGTTGAGAATGCTGAAACTACTTTAACTAATACCCATTGTGTTCCAACTATCGTATTTGGTGTTTGTGTTCCACCACCTGGTAATACGCCACCACTTGTATAACCATCTTGCCATGCTGTTGTGTCAACTGGGTCTGGTATTTGTTGATAAGAACCTTCATACTTTTTGCATGATGTGATTGAAAGAAATAATCCAAATATTAATATTAACTTTTTCATAATGTTTAATTTATTTATACAAATATAAGTATAATATTCTAATCTACCAAATCTTTTACAACTTTTTTGAAGAATTTAATTGTAATTCCACCAATTTCTACTTCGATAGTACTTCTATGTACAAAACCAGCCCCATCAGGATTTGCTTTATAATATAAATGTTCATCCATTTTTTTGTGATTTTCCTCACTTAACTCATAAGCTAAAGTTAAACCATTTTTGTGTATTTTCTCATTGTTAACTATTTCAGAAATAGTCTCAATTAATTCATTATAATCCATATTAAAACTTTGTAAATATATTTTTAACCCAATAACCTAGTTTACTATACCATGGTTTAGTGTGTCTTATTATCGTGGTTGGGTTTTCCTTTATTTTGGTACCTAAACCAGATTTAATCTCACCAATAAATTTATGTTTATTTAGTACGGTTTGATTTTTTTGACCTTTAATGTCATTAATCATAGCATCAACAGTTTCAATTCGTTCACTCTGCTCATCTCGTTCAATCCCACTTATAAATTCCTTTGTTTGTTTATCAAACCTAACTAAAAGTTCATCAAGTGTTACTATTTTTTGATTATTCTCCATATTCAATATTACTTATAATATCTGTTAAAGTAAATATTGACTTTATTATAAAAAATACATATATTTGAATAAAATTAAAAAATTATGATAACAGCAACATTTTTATTATTATCTTATGGTATTACAAATATAGCAGTATTTGGTTCCATGTTCAACGGTTGGAGAAGTTTTTGGAAAAATATTAGTCCAACATTCTTTGGTAAACTATTTAGTTGTCCATTATGCTTATCAACTTGGGTAGGCTTTATATTATCCTTTGTATTTTCAACATTAGGATATCAAACCCCAATGTCTTTATATGGTGTTGACAATATACCATTAATGATTTTCTTGGATGGGTGTTTAACATCTGGTGGTGTTTGGTTTATCCACACACTTCAAGAATTCCTTGAAAGGGCATTTTACCCAAATAACGAATAAAAGAAAAGCCCTCAATTGAGGGCTTTTTTATTAATAGGTTAAATCTTTTTGTTCTTCACATATTGGACATATTTCATCTGGTCCACATTTACAAACAATATTGGTTGGTTCAATAAACTCTTCCAATATAATCTTTTCACCAGCTGGTGGTAGTTCAATGTTATTATGCGTTGCTACTTTTTTGTTTGAACCATTCTTTGGTGGTTTTACAATTTCAGATTTTGGTTTTTCTACAACTGTTACCACTTCATTACTTTTTTCAAGTAAATCAGTAGCACTCTCACCATCAATTTTTTCCATATCAATTAGTGCTGGAATAATATCTGGTTCGTTAAAAGTGAATTTAAGTCTTTGTAATTTGGTGAAACTATTATCTTTAAAGATTTTTTGTAGTTCAACAACTTTCTCTTTTAACAAATCGTATTTTTTCTCTCTTTCAATATTTAAATTAATAATTTCATGAACGTAGTCCAATAAATCATCAATATCTATATCATCGTTTTCACTAAAGAACATGTAGTAGTTTTCTTCACCATCAACCTTTTCTTTGTGAATTAATTGGGAATCTGGTACTGTCCAACCTTCCTTTAAAATAGCATCTACCAACTGAATACCTTGTAGGTATCTAATACCTATAACATATGGTCTCAACGCATTTAATCTTTCTTGTATTTTTGACATATTCTTATTTTATTTATTTAATGAATACACCGTAAACCATTGTTGAGACAACATAACCAATTGCAATACTTAATACCCACAGTGATTTATTACTAACTTTGTATTTTTCTGGTGATTCGCTATCAGATTTTAACCAGGCCTGAATAAAATAATAAGCATGTCTAAATACATTTAAACAAGCCATGGCTAAAATCATTAATAATAACTTATTGATTAAACTTATCAACATATTACAACTTTGTTTCTTTCTTCATTGATGAAACTTTATTTCTAACAGCTTTTGCTGCATTAATAACATCTCTCATTGTTTTACTAACTCTAGTTCCAGCAGTTTTATTACCTTTTTCTACAAATTTAGCAACATCACCCTCAAGTGATTCAATTAACGCTTTTAAATCTTCAAATTCTTTCATTTTTACTTTTTTTATTCATTATTATTATTAGCTGGTGCAGTGTATGCTCTCCATCTATCAATCATTTGTTCTGTTTCAATAATTTTACGCAAATGATATTTTATTGTTTGGATTCGCTCTTCAACGTTATCTTTACCGTTAATAGCTAGTTCCATAGCTTCCTCATGTTTCATAACATCAGATGCTAAGTCAGTTAAAACTATGTTTATTATCCTACTCATATTTCAAATATAAGGAAATGTTTTATAGAAATAAATAGATAATCGTGTTTTTTTAGCTATTTTTTAAGGATTTATCAAAAATATTATAAATTTCAATAAAGCTATCAACATCAGCTCTACTTTTTGTACCCTTATAATTGAAAATGTGAACCCACAAATTTATAATATTATCTTTAACATGTGGGTTATTATCTTTACCATCTAAATTGTAGAAAATCTCTAACATGAAATCTTTGAAATAAGATTCTAATTCTTCATTATGTTGGAACTCTATCGATTCTTTTTTAAAATTCTCAATGTTTTTATTCCAACACCAATCAAAATGTTTCATTCTTAATTCCTGATTGGTTATATCATCACCCATATATGTATCAAATGATAAATGTAATAATGATAATATAAAATCTAAGTATAAAGTAACTCTATTATATTTAACATTATTTGTTGAGTATAAAATAGTTATACTATCGTCACTAAGTGGTGTTGCAATGTAGTTCATAAATTTCATCTTATTTTTATCACTCATTCTATTTATATTTTACACAATATAATTAATTTCTATATAAAAATAAATATTAAAAATAATTACTTAAAAATTTGGTTTATTGATAAAGATTAATTATATTTGTTAAAAAGATAATTATGGTAACAATACTTAAAATTAAAAATGATAGTGATTCTGAGGTAAACTTTAGAATCAATGATAATTTTAGAGATATTAACGGATTCTCAGTTTTTGATAGAATGTTAGTTAAAGATAGTGACTGTGGTGAATTTGAATATTTGTATTTATTCCTTAATCAAGTTGAATTAAATTCATTTATAAATATAGTCTTGGCTGAAGACACAACTATATTTTATAAATATGATTTTACTGATGACCTAATAAATATTATCATTAATAACAAATTGGATGAGTTTAAATCTAAATTTGAATTGGAATTTGATTTTGATGAATTATTAGGTTTATTTTATGATGAATCAATCACTAAAGATATTGTTTTAGATAAGATATGTTTTAGTGGTAAAAATTCATTAAATGAATCTGATTATAATATATTAGGCCAATAAAAAAAGCCCCGTTTGGGGCTTTTTGTTATTTATAAATTTTTATACTTATTCAGCAACTTTAGAATCAGCTTTTTTCTTTCTTAGATATTCTACAACATCTTTTGTTTGTGTTGATGCACCAGCAGCTGTATCAAATAAACCACCTGGTGCTGTTGCTCTTACCAATACTCGACTATATTTTGCAAACCAATCTTTTTCATTTTCAGATTCCATAAATGATTTTTCTAACTCTTGACCTTCTGGAGTTTGTAGTCCTTTTTCTATACCTCTATCAAATCCACCAATACCACTTCCAACTTTTCTAAAAAAATCACCAACTTTACCCTCTTCCATTGTTTCATCATCAGCTAAATCAGAAAATACTTCATCGAATCTATCCATTTGAGGCATTTCACCCATTTCAGCCATAGGAGCAACTGCTTGATTATCTTGTAGTTCTTTATCAACTAAACCTATCATTCTATCCATTAATGTTTTAAATGAACCAGAAGATTGATTACCAGGTTGTGCTAAAAAGTCACTTATCTTAGTAATTAATGAATCAAAAACCATTTTTTCACCTGTACCCATCTTTGATACATCTTGTTTAAGAATTGACATCATGTCACCTTTAATTTTTGCTTGGTTTACTGGTGCTGCTGCATCCATAGTACCTGTAGCATCCATTTCGTACATAGCTTCGTCTTTTCTAAGTGCATCCATATCTTCTGGTTCAAATGGTGTACCATCGTGGTCACCTTTATCGAATGCATCTAATTGTTTAGGTGACCAATCACCCATACCTTCAGATAATAAAGTTTTTGTTTTGTCCCAGATTTTGCTGAAATTTTTATCTTCAGCTAATCTTTCAGCACCTTTTAAGTTTCCAAAAGTTTCTTTAGAATTATAACCCATTAGGTGTTTCATTTTTTGAACGTCTTCGTTAACTAATGTAGCATCAGATGCTATTAATACAACTCCTTTACCTTCGTTTAATGAACCTTCCCATCTTACCTTATATGATTCATTACCATCACTCATTTCAAATACCTTGTTATCAACTTTATAGTTTTCAGGTATTAAATTTAATGCGTTATTAACGCCATTGAAAGGTTTCTTAAATTTAAGTCTTTTCATTTTTTCAGATTCTTTTATTGTTTCTTTATTATTTTTTGTATTTTCCATTGCGTATGCTTTATGAGATTTATCTGTAACAACTTCCCAGTCATCACCAAACATTTTAGTAGTTGGTGTATCGTCACTTCTTCTTTTAGCTGACGCTTTGATTGCTTTAACTAATTTTTTACCGAATTCTGGGTCACCACCTTGACCAGCAGCCACGACATTAGCCCACTCTGGGTTATTACCCATTCTTGTTGAACCTTCGATTGCCTCTTCAGCTCTTTTTGTATATTCTTCACTAGGTGTTCTATCGTACTGAATCATTTCCTGACCATTCATGATTTCCATTTCCTGGTGGTATTCTTCTTCAGAATCATCTGTATAATTAAATTTTACGGGTTTAATAGCGTCTTTCGTTGCTTTTTTAGATTCCTTATCATAATTAGATAATTCAGCCCCCATATCTTTAATAGCTTTTTTATTTTCTTTACCACTATCAGCTTTAGCCTTATTTGTAACATCAAGGCCAGGTACCTTCGCTTCGTTAACGAAAGTCTGATTAAGTAAATCTTTTATATTATTCTTATCCATAATATCTTTTTATATAAATATGTAATTAATTCAAAAAAAACGATTATTCACCTTGTTTTTTACCCAAACTAGGAGCGTTAACATTACTTTTGGTTTTTCTTAATTTCACAACATTATCTGATGCACCAGTTGAACAACCGCCATTCTGCGCTTCTTTATTATTATTTAATTTAGTACAGTCATCGAATTCCACAAATTCACCACCAGCCCATTGTGTTTTATCAGTTGCTGATTCACCTACAATTGTACCGCCTGGCCAAATTGGTGTTTTCTTTTTCATACTTACAGGTGCTTTACCTTTTTTACCAGCAGTACCCATAAATTCTGATGGTGCGAATCCAGCTGTTGCATATTGACCAGATGAAGATGCTGTTGTTTCTTCTTCTAAAGTTTCTTCAGATTCTTCTTCAGATTTTTGTTTTAAAGTATTTAATGCTTCATATATCCCCTCATTAGGTTTTAGACCATTCATATTACTAAGCTTCAACATATCTGAAATAATTGATAGTTTTTCACTACTAGTGTATGCGTCACTAAAGTATATTTTTTCAATAATATCTAAGTCTGCCATTGATGAATTTGATGCACTATCAAATTCATCACTTGTTAGTCCTAATTCATTAGCAATTTCGTCATAAATATCATAATTTTCTCTAAGTTTTTCAACTGGGAAATCAGCACCTTGATTACCAAATGCAGCTCCAAAACCACCCATAGAAGTTGCCTCATCAACCTCAACTTCGTCTAGACCTGATGTCATACCTTGACCTCTTTCTGCATCCATCCAAGATTTTTTAGCAGCGTTACCAGCTTCTTTCCAGTCTAAGAATTTTTCATTAGCTATATCAGCTCTACCGAATCTACCAGGTGTTAAATTAATAAAGATAGGGTCTTCACCGTACAAGCTTTTAAATCTAGATATGTATCCAGCAAAATTGTGAACCATTTTAGGTCCTTGTACTTGGTGGTCAATAAAATCTTCTTTTGAGAACATTGTTTCACTAGCATCAGCAGTATCTAAACTTGGTAATTTTGGTTCCAATCTAACTGTATAGTCACCAGCTTCACGTCTAGTGTCTGGTAGACTTTTGAATGGTTCGTAGTTTAAAATATCTAAACCTACAACACCATTTTGATTATTAACATCTTCATCACCCTCTTCTTTAATTGGCATCTCACCAGTTTCACCTCTTCTTTGTAATTCTAATGCTCTTCTTCTTTTAATTTCATTATACTTTTCTTCGTCAGAGAATTGGTTGGTAGGTTCTTGTGTTAGTTGTTGTTTTAATGATTGTGTAATACGGTCATATTCATTTTCCATATGTTCCATAGCCATATATGGACTACCACATTCATGTAGTTTATTTAAACCACTACTGATAACATCTTTGGCTGTATTTTTATTACCCTCAAATTTAGTTTTAGAAAGTTTTCTATTTTCAACATAACCACATGCTTCCATTAATTTAATTAATTTTTCATATAGATTGTTACCAGATTCATTTAAACCATATAGTTCATTAACAAATTCTTTCCATAATCCTTCAGATTCTTTAAATACACCTTTAAGCTTAGTTTCAGAATTAACATTTTGTCTATAATCTTTACCAGCTTTCGCATCTACTTTACCAATTGAATTGGCTATTTGTGGTATTACAGCACCTTCACCTAAACCTTCATGCTTTAATATAGCATTATATTGCGCTTCGGTAATTCTTAATACTTTAGGTTTGTTTAAATTTTCAAGCATTAAAGCTTGTTTTTGTGTTATTTTAATTTTAGCCATGGTTATGAACTTTTATTTTTTAAATCATTTCTCCAGAAACCTCTTCTAGTCCATAGAGTTTTATATAATTGAGTAAGGACATTTTTAGTTATTTCAACTATCTTATCTTCCAAATCTTTATCATCTTTTAATTTATCTTTGATGATTTTCTCAATTTTATTTTTAAAGGTTGCAGAATCAATAAACGCAGTGATTTCTTTAGTAACATCTTTTTTACCAAATTCCTCATTTAATTTTTGCTTTATTATACCCTTCATTTTGTTTTTAATAATAAATATTTGATTAATAATAAAAAAACCCCTTAATAGGGGTTTTAGTAAATTATTTTAATTAATTTAATTCAGCAATAGTAAAGCTGTAACAACTGGTAAGATAATAGCACCACTAAATCCGACTATTTTTAACAGTTTTTGTTTTCTAATCTCTTTTTTTTGTTGTTTTATAATATCATCTTTATAACCAATCTCAGTGTCTTTATTTTTAATAATTTCTTCTAAATTAGCTATTTGTAATTCTTGATTCTCTGATTTCTCAGTTAGTTTAATAATTGCTTCCTTCTGTAATATAATTATTTTACTTTTCTCTTTATCTTTACCCTCATATTCCTTAACTAAGCTATCAGCTATTTGATAATTTAATACGTCAGTTAAAATAGTTCTAGCATCATCTAATCTCATTGCGATTAGAGTGTCACCAGTTTCATTTACGAACGCCTTTACCTGACCTTTTTTTAATGTAATCTGTGAATTCACTGGCAACGCCATCAGCATTAAGAACATTAACCCTATTAGATGTTTCATTTTGTTTATTTTTTAAATCATTTATTCTGTTATCATATTGTACAATCAATTTTTCAGTTATTCTAATTATACCATATATTTTTTCTAATTCTTTATCAATCTCACTATTTACAGCTTTTAAACTATCATTAGTGTGTATTAGTTTCACATTTTTTTCATGTAACCCTTTAATTTCAGCTTTATAAGTTTCTATTTTTTTATTCGGTTGGAATATTGTAAATATAACCAATAAAGATGCTAATATTATAATGATGATTGATTTTGCATCTAAAGTTTTAAGCATTTCTAACGTTTGTAAAATTTTCAGTGTTCAACTTAGTTGACCAGTCTTTATACCAGTTTTGGTAGTACTTATACAAAGCACTTAATGTTTTCATTACATTTTCATCTAATTTAATGTCAGAACTTTGAGCACCTTCTGGTGCTGTAGTAATAACTAACCCTAAACTAGCATTTTTATTCATTGAGAACCCAATATCGTAAGCATCTAAAATTCCAGTCATTTTAACATCACCTTCGTTTGCGCCAGATTTTGGTGTAATTGAAAAGCTAGTAAATCTAACATCGGATGATACAGTTTGCATAAACGATTCTTTATCAGCTTTCCAAAATCCAGAAATACTACCCTCAACATTTTGTTCTTCACCATTTTTAAGGATAATGATTTCTTGTGGTGCTTGCTCGTTATTCATACCCATAGATTGCTCTGCTTGATTTGGTTCAACAGATTCTCTAACTAATTTAACTGACCTCATTGTGTCAATCATTGATTTAGTCATGTCGTGTTCATTTATCATTTCTATCTAATTTTCTATTTGTTCTTTAATACCAGCAAAATCCCAAGATGGGTTAACATCTGTAAAGTAGGTATTTAAATTACTCTTATATAAAATACCCTCATATGAATACCCATTACTTATTTTAGTGTTATGGTGTATTACGTTTTTAGGTATTTCAAAATCATTACACAATTTATTAATTAAATAAACTGTGGAATCTAGTTGTTTTTGGCTATATGGTGACCAATATTTATTATGTCTCCATTTTTTAACAAAAACCTCGTCAATTCTATTATAAATATTACCAACATAGGTAATGTATCGATTTTCATCATTTAAATCTTTAATCAACCAACCTTCGTTTTCTAATAATATTGTAATAGTTGATTCATCAAAATCTTTTTTATCAATTATTTCTGAACTGTATTTTGGGTTGAAGTGTTCATATATTTTACCATCTATAGTAATAGTATACATCGATGTTTTTTTATATTTACCATTATACCTATTTAACCAACCATTATAATGATTCATATCAATAGAAAAAGAATTGCCTATGACAATTCTTTTTTTAGTTGTTTCCACATTTAAATAGTGACTTTCTTGTAGCTTATATGTTTCCTTGTCAATCATAAATGTTTCTTTTTAAAGAAAACTTTACCTGGTTCATTTTCCCTAACTTCTTTATTAGAACCTATTCTTTCAACACTATTATTTGGTTTTCTATCTGGAATATTAACACTAAACCCTCGGTTGTTTCTTTCTGGTAAATCTTCAACCGTTATTGTTCTTTCTTGTGGTTTAGGTTCTTCAACTATATCCATAGCCGATAAAATAGCTGTACCATCTGGTGGTGACATAGATTGGATTGCTAATAGTTCGTCTAGCATTTCAAATTCTTCTTCATTTACTCCCCCACTTGCTCCCTCAGTTACTCCCTCATTTACAGCATCATTTACAACATCACTTACAGCATCATCTTTACCATTAATAATTTTATTAAATATGATAATCATTAGAATTGCCATTGGGTCACCGATAACGATTAATAATAGTATAAACCATTTCATTACGTTATCCATTGATGAACCAGTAACATCAGCTAAGTATTTTAATGGTCCTAATTCACTAGACATTGCAGCATTGGTTTCAAGTTCAACCTTTGATTCAGATAAAACGTTAATAACTGAATCAGCTGAATTTAAATCATTAGTTAATCTAATCTCAGTATCAGTAGCAATCTTTAATTGAGCTTCAAATGCTTTTCTATTACCAGTTGATGAGCTTGTTATAACGTTTCCACTTCTATCAACTCTAGACTGAGTATTATTACCCAATGCGGTTCTTAACTGAGAAACACTTTTTTGCGTTTGAACTAATTGTGAATTGATTGATTCCCTAGATTGTTCTTTTAATTTAATTTTGGTATCGATTAGTGTAATTTCCCTATCAACACCATCTGATTTTGCTGAATTCTTTTGGTACCCTGAACTTAAGAACCCATAAACACCCATAGATGTTATAATCATTGCGATTATAATACCTAATGATAACAAACCATTGTATACCCAACCTATTTTTTTACCGTAGGTGTGTATTGCTGATGTTGCAATTATTTTAGATATCTCAATCGCTGAAAAGAATAATAGTCCTAAAAATCCAGCACCACTGAATACTGTTAGTAACCCACTTATTGATACGTAAGCTACTGTGGCTGCTAATATAACAGCCATTAATAAAATGAAATATAATAATACTTTCTTCATATTAATAAATATTCGGTTATTTGTTTAAGATATCATGTAAGTCACTTGAGTTAAATCTAAGTTTTCTTATTGCTCTTTCTTTAATTTGTCTAATTCTTTCTTTTGTTAATTTAAACTTCTCACCAATAGCTTCTAATGTCATAGGTTCGTAATCACTATTTAAACCATAATAACAATCGATAATTACTCGTTCTCTTGCTGATAGTATTGATAAAGTTTTCTCAAGTTCAAATTTAACAACTTCATCAACTTCGTAAAAGTTATCTTCAACAATATTTCCTGGGTTTTCAATTAACTCATATAATTCTGAACCATCTTCAGTTACAGTTTCATTTAATGATTTACAAGTTGGTAAGTCCATTTCTACAAATGTTTCAGAATCAGTATCTTCAAATAAGATATCACCATATACTGGTTCTCTCTCATTTTCAAACTTAAACTTTTCGATTTCTTTTTTTAATGAAGCTAGTTTATTGATAACATTAGACGGGAGTCTAATAATTCTCGCATTATCATTTAAACTTTGTATTATAGATTGTCTAATCCACCATACACCATAAGATATAAATCTAAATCCTCTAGTGTGGTCAAATCTATTTGCAGCTTTAATTAAGCCGTAATTCCCTTCATTTATTAGGTCACTTAATGGTAGACCCTGACCTTGATAGTCTTTTGCGATTGATATCACAAATTTTAAATTGGCGAATACTAATTCATCGATTGCTTTCGTATCACCTTCTTTTATTTTTTTTGCCAGTTCAACTTCTTGTTCTGGTGTTATAACTTTTGATTTTCTTACTTCTTTGAAGTATTTAGTTACTGTATCATTTCCACTTAAATTAATATAATGTTTGCTCATTCATAATTAATAATCTTAATTGTTATCTGTCTAACGACATATAAATATAACGATTTTTTTTGTAAAAGTAAACAAATTTATCGTAAATTCGATAATTTATCTAACATTTTTTTATCTAAATCAGTAAGGTTTTCAACACCTTTATCGATAATTTTATTCACCATTTCATTAATATCCTTCTTACTCATATCGTCATCGATGCTAAGAGAATATTCTTCTAATTCTGGGTGTTGATAAATTTCAAATCCTTTAGTTGTTGTATTCGAAATTATACTAGATATATCAACATCTGGGGTTGATTCTTTAGTACCATGAATATCTTTTAGAATATCATCCATTAACGTGTTTGATAGTTTTTCGAAATCTTTATTAGATTCATTTGATTTTAAAAATCCAAATAAGTCATTCTCTTTCACTTTATCAATAAAATTAAAACCAGAGTTTTCTTCCTTTAAATCGAATAATAAAAAATTCCTATCATAAGATTTAAAATACTCAGTCAATACGGGTGCTTCAACAATGCTGGTAAAGGTATATATAGAAATACCCTTACCCTTCATCGTTCTAGGTGCTTCTTCACAAATTTTACTTACTTCTTCATTTAAACCATCAGTTGGATTGAAGAATACTGCGCAATAATGTTTAAAATTAATCGTCATATCTATTATTTATAATGCAAATATAATAAAAAAAAGTGAATATAACCTAACTTATTTTAATTTTTGATATATTATTTTCTTTGATGACGGTCACTATGTTATCAGCCCAATCCTTAACAACCTCATTTTGAGTTATAAAGAATATATTATCATACATATCTTTAACTTTATCAAATAACAATTTCATCTTCTCAACGTTATTTGGTGCAACTCTACCAAGTACTTCATCAAATGTTATAAAATTTGGCATGGATAATTTAGACATTTTACCTAATACACATCTCAAAGCCAAACTAGATGCAGTTCTTTCAAAACCACTACCAGCTTTTAATTGTTTTTCTATATCATCTTTTATTAATAAATATCTAACTTCATTTTTATCGTCAATAGAAATTTCAACTTCAAAATCAGTTACATCGTCTAATAATCTTTGTAGTTCTGAATTGATAATCGGTAAAACTGACCTTAAAACTAATTTGCTAATACCTTTCTTACCAATCATATCAATATACAATTTGTAAATCATTTCAATTTCCTTTTCTTTCTTGATTTGGACAATTAGTTTATCTTTGTTTACAATATCAGTACCATTTGATTCAATATCTAATAATACTCTTTGTATCTTGTTATTTATTTCAGTTTTTTGGTGGTCACAAACATTCAATTTAGTATCAACTGATGATATTAAAGTGTCAATATTTTTATTAGTGTCAATAGCACTTAAATTATCATTATATTTTTTTAAGTCAACTTTTTTAGATTTTAAATCATTCTTCAATGATGTTATCTCAACTTCAAACTTATCCTTACTTAATTCCAATTTATTAACTTCATCAACCAATTTTTTAACAGTATTTAACTTAGTTAACTCATCATTCAACTTTTTTAATTTTTTGTTAATCTTATCAATTTCAGTTTCAATAGTTTTAGCTATCGTTTCGTGTTCTAATATATGATTTGAATTATCAACATCATCTAATTTTCTATTACAAGCTTTACATATACCACCAGCAATCAAATCTTCAACAACTTGATTTAATCTTTCAACTTCGGCAGATTTAACGGCAACAGATGTGTTTAATGTATTAACTTCATTAGTAATCTCAAAATGTCTATCTTCATCAAATACTAATGGTCCAATTTCTTTTATCCTTTCAACTATAGTATCAATTTCAGCTTTGTATTTAATACCACTCGTAATTATTGCATCGATACCTTCTTGTAGTTTTGATGGGTTTAAGGTTAATATCTCAACATCAATTTTAATCTTACTGGAAACTAAATCTAACTTTTCATTTGTCAAATTAGTAATTGATTTCTTTTCAGTATCTAATTTAAGATTTAAATCAATCTCAATTTCTTTTAGTTTAACTATATTCTCAGTATGCGTTTGAATCTCATCAGATAAGGTTACAATATCATGTAAGTTTGATTTCATAGTTTTAGAAAACGTATTATACATGTTTCTAGCTATTTCTTCTTTTGTTTCAATAATATCAAGCCCAATGAATCTAGTTAATAACTTACCACTTTCTCCAGATGTGAAATCAATTAAATCATCCAAATTTCTAGCAGTTGCTAATACAACTAATTCAAAATCCTTTTCAGTACCAATAGTATCTCTAATCTTTTTGGTAGTTTTAGTTGCATCCTCATCATTTAATACTTCTTCTTCACCGTCAGGTAGTATTTTATAATAATTTAGTGTATTCTTTATAGTCCATCCACCTGATTTATTTTTAGACCTTTTCATGTTTCTTTCGATGATTATTTCCTCATCACCTTCAATCTCTATCATACCTCTAACAACTAGTTCATTGTCATCACTATGTAAGTTAAAAACCTCCTCATTCCTATCAGTCTTTGTTGTTTTACCAAATAATAAATATTTGATTGAATCAACAGTTAATGTTGTTTTACCACCTTGATTTTCTGGAATTGAGTTGACAACTGTTAACCCTCTAAAGTGATTCATAGGGAAAAAATTATCATTACCAAATGATAAGAAGTTATTTAATGTAACCCATTTTAGATTCCATCGTTTGTATGATACTTCATCATTGTCACTATTTAATTCACCATTAACTTTATCATCTAAAGCATATAATCTTTCAATACTAACAGTTTTGTTATTTCTACTTAACCATTCCTTGAATAATTCTCTTTGATAAGCAGTATCCATGATGTTATCAATTGATGCACCATCGATTTGTATTAACTTACCATTCTTACCAATTCTAACTGGTCTATACTCAACCTGGATATTATTTTTATCAATACCATATTTTTTAGCAAAATACCTTTGAACCCTATTCTTAGCTTCTCTACTATAATTCTCTGGGGTGTCATCCCAATATACCTTTATTCTTGCATTCTTAGGTATATTTACAACCTCTTTAACATTACTCACCATAAATATCTTTCTTTTTATTCTTACTTTGCTCAATTTCTAATTGTTGCAATGCATTATTCAATTTCAATTGAAAATCTTCCATTTCTTTTTTATAATAATCACGGTCAGTTTCCAATTTAGTGATTTGGTCAGCTAAAGTCTTTATTTCAGTATTATCAGTAATATATACTTCTTTTTCAACTGGTACTTCAACTATCTTTTCAACAATTTTATCCACTTTTACCTCAATTATTTTTTCAACAATCTTTTCAACTATTCGTTCTTTGGCTGTTGGTGCTGCTCCATACTTTTCAACAGTAAACCCTTGAGATACCATTTTTAATATGAAGTCATCAATATTGGGTATGTCATTCAAACGACAATAATCCCAAATTTCTTCTTTAACTTTTTTAGGAATTTCCATCGTTATTTTTTGCTGAATTTATTATTTCATTCACTTCTTCTTGTGATTGATGCAGTAATAAAAACTCACCAGTTTCCTCATCAATCTCTAAATGAATTATTGGTTTATCAACCCTAGCATAATACCCAGTTTCTGTTAATTCACTCACTTCACCATTAACCATTTCAAATTCATCCATATGTTCTGGAATTGAATTTAAAAATGATTTTAATTCTTTAATTGTTATTCCCATAATTTAATGTGTTAATTCTTTTATTTTATCAATTATAATTTCATTGTCATATCTATCTGAAATAGATTTAGCAAAAAATACTCTATCCGTTGTCATACCTTCAGTCATTTCAGCTAGTTCATAATTACCATCCAAAATTTCTAATCGCTTAGCAAAGTTTGGTCCCGTAATTTCTCTAACATATTTCATTCTTGATGGTCGTTCTTTAATCGATGAATCAATCTTCTCAATGTCATTACAGGTCATAAAGAATACTACTTGGTTATATTCATTATAAACACCATCTAATGCACTTAATATAACATCATATGTGAATTTAACTTCATTGTTTTTGATTACACATTCACGTTTATTGAAATAGTTATCAAAATCCTCAAATAATACTATACATCTTTTAGGTATATCACTAAACATTAATAATATATCTAAATTATTATATTCTGGATTTAAATATATTGTATATATCGGTAGGTTATATTTTACTGAGAAATATTTTATTAACCTAGTTTTACCAGTTCCAGGTAAACCATGTAATAATGCACTAGTTTTACCAACACCAGATTCTAAAATTTCTACAATGTCAGCTTCAATATCTTCATATTGGTCATCATTGATATATACCTTAGGTTCTTCAAGTTTTGATAATTCACCTAGTTTATCAGAACCCCATGGTGCTAAAAACATAACATTAACATGCTCTTTAGTATCAACACACGCTTTAATTAAATTCTCAACTTTAGTCCGTTGCCACCTTAAAAAGTATAATTCAGATATTGTTTCTTTTGATTGCCAACCAGCACTTAATAAACGTTCACTTCTGCTAAAATACATGAATACACCTTTAACTATCACAAATGAAGAGTAAGTTGCTGGATATTTCTTATTAATACTTATCTCATTATTAATCTCAAGTTTCCATTTAGCTTTTTGTAAATGTGGTAATAAATTCTTACTTAAATTATCATCCAATCGCATATGTTTTGATACGATGTATCGCATTATGGCCCATATTGAAACTAATATACTACCTATAATACCTAATAAAGACCAAATCCCTATATTTCCCATGTTTTTTACAAATTAGTTATTATTTCATTGTCATTCTCAATATCATCTAATGATTTTATTCTGAATTGGTAAAAACCATAATCAGTTTCAATATCATGTTCCTGACAAGTTTTACTTTCTATGTCCCAAAATAGGAACCCATGTTTTGTTACGGTTTCACCAAAATTTTGTTGAATTAAACTTGATGGATAAGCAATTGGGGTACCATTGTGATTCCATATCTGTCTCTTATGTATATCACCCATCATAACCATATCACAACCTTCGAAATGTTCAAAACTTAATCCATGGTCGAATTCATAACCAATATCAGTTCTAGCACCCAAAACTGGTGCGTGATATAAACCAATGTATGTTTTATCATTACCAAATTCATCTCTAGCTTTTTCTATATCAGGTCTAGTGTTTTCATCAAAAATAGAATATACACACCAAACTATATTATTATCTAAATAACAAGAACTTTCACCAGTGTAATAGTTAATACTTAAACCTGGTAATAATTTAACCATAGGGGTTAATGAATCAATTCTATCCTTATTATTTTCCAATAAGTCGTGATTACCAGCAATCATAACAACAGTTGCTATTGATTCAAGTTTTCTTAAAAACCAAGTACCTAAAATTAATAATTCATTGGAGATTGTAATCTTTTGATGAACATAGTCACCAGCGATAACAATTCTAATTTCTTCTCGGTCATAATCTTTAACTAAGTTCCTAATTTTTTTTAAGGTAGTCTTAAAGGCTTCACCGTACTCTTCATGCATCCTAAATGTCCTCAAATGTATGTCAGCCATGTGGATTACTACTTTTACTTTTTTATCCATATTTTTCTTTATATTTTATACTCGCATTTGGTTCTAATATTTCTGGGTTATCAATTGGTTCAAGTAACATTGTATTTGTCGCATATGTTTCTATAGTCCCACCGTTAGGCATTTCAAAAATATGTTTACCCTCATTATGTTTAAAACCTTTATCTAATTTACCGATAAACTTAACTGGGGTATTTATTAATGGTTTATGTTTGAATGTTATAAAGTTATAATCATACCAACCACCATCCAGGTAATATGTTTCACCTATAACACATTTGTTAACTTTTATTTCGTTATTTAAGAGCTTATCCATGCATTAATTGTGTTTGAAATTTGTGATGTTCTAATAATTTTTTTGCTTCACTCTTTAAATACATAACTGGTATTTTACTCATGACTTCAGCCTCTTTATCCCAGTATCCAATCCATATCTGTCTACACTTTCTATGTGGGAACTCCATTTCGTACATTAGAGCGTATGTACTTAGCTGTAATGAATATATTGAGTACTGACAGTCTTGCATGTGCTCAAATGGCTTTAAAAGCGTCTTAAACCCAAAGTTATTGAAGAAGTTAAACTCTCTATTCGTTTTCCAGTCACCAACATCAAAAAATTCATCATCAATATCAATAATTAAATCCGATGTACCAGCTAATTTATATTCAGAAGAAAACATTATTCTTTCTGGCCAAATAGTAGCGCCCTCATCAAACTTCATTCTTTCATACTCTTGAATAACTTTTTTCTGTAAATCATTATCAGGGAAAAACCACTTATCATTTAACAAATACTCTTCAATAGTTTCGTGAACGTGTGTACCATATTCATTCGCAGTATCATTTAGCATTTGCCAGTAATCCAGTATCTGAATTTTGGTCATACCGATATACCTTTCTTGCTTATTGTTATCAGCTTGCTTTACAATTGCCTCAGCAATCGAATCACTATCGAAATGTGGTTCAACACTACTTAAAACTTTTGTCACTGATGTATACTTAACACCTGTCTCTCTATGAATGTAAACGTGTTCAATAGGTTCTAAGTATACAGGTCCTTCCCAAATTTTTGCCATGATTATTTATTATTTAATTGCAAATATACTTAATTTTAAATTACATTGCAATATTTATATAATAAACCTTATTTTAATTTAAAATGAAAGACTTTATAAAAACAAGATTATTGGAGGGTATCGAAAATGAAATTGATACTTCTAGGATAAGAATAAAGAAAACAATGGTTAATAATCTATTGGTGTATATTCCGTTTTATGATGGGGTTAGAATGGGTGCGTTTAGATTAAGACCAGTACCTGATGGTTTTAAAGTTTTTGAAACACTTTTATACGATAAGTATCAAGGTAAAGGTTTAGGTAAGGGTATGTATAAGTATATCATTAGAGATTTATCAAAAGAAAATAAAATTTTATATTCTGATGATAAACAATCAACTGATGCTGCTAGAGTGTGGGATAGTTTAGTTTCAATGGGTATTGCTGAAAAAACTGGTAATACTTATAAATCAAAAGGTTAATATATTTCTTCCTCACTAAGTCTTCTAGAATTCTTCAATAATTTTATTATACCTTTTTTACCCAACCTTTCAAATATTGATGATGAATCGTGACCTTGTGGTGGTTTACATATCTTAACTCTACCATTTAATTCACCAAAGTCTAATTCTTTATAAATATTAATAGCATCTTCATATGCATCATCATCTAATAAAATAACAATATCAGCCTTAGCGTTTTCAAGTAATAATTGTTTTATCTTATGTGATAGTATTTTACCTAACAATGGTATTGAGTTTGGTGTTACAATATGGTCAAATGGGCCTTCAACCAAATATATAGTTGCATCAAAGTTTATTTTTTTATGATTAAAAATAATATATTGTTTTTCAGCTTCTGGGTTTAAATACTTTGGGAATGTTCTAGTACTAAATGACCTGGCAACAAAAAAGTTAACATCTCCAAATTCATCATAAGATGGTATTATAACTCTATTCTTATATACACCTTCATGGGCATACCCAATATTAAATTCTTTTATTATATCATCGGTTATACCTCTATCTTTTAGGTATTTCATAGCAAAATAATACTTTGGTTCGTAACCATTAGATTTAGTTAAAGGGATAAACTCTTTTGGTAGTGCTACATGAACTTCTTTGTCTTCGTAAGACTCAGCTTCATAATTACTTTCTGGTTTAACTAATATATAATCACGTAGGTTGGTTTTATTACCGTATCTACTTATTAATTTTTCAATAGGACCATGCATGTTGTTTTTATACGAACATACCCAACATTTAAATACTCCTTTTTTGTAGTTTATTTCTAATTTAGCTTTACCATCACCATGGTCTAAAAACTTATCAGAACTACAAGCTGGACAATCAAATGATACTTGACATTTGTCTTCATTGTGTTTTTTGTGGTCACCTAAAAAGTTCTCTAAAATTTTAACTATTATGTTTGCCATATTGCAAATATACAAACAATATATTTAAAAACCAAATTTTAAAGTGAGTTATTTAGTTTTTTGTGACCACAACCCTTCTTTGTACATATAACCAAGACAACATGCGTAACTATCAGCCATATCGAAATTTTCTTTCTTTAATTTTTGATTTTTATCATGTAACCACATTATTTGTGGTTCAAGTTCAGATACTTTTTCCCAAATAACTAATTTCTTATCAATGTCCCACTCATAACCACCAAATAAAACTGGTTTATTTTTAACTAATTCCTTTTCAGTATATGGTTCGTTCTTTTTATTATGTGTTCTAATTTGTTTTAATTCTGGAAATGCATAAGCTCTAGAATCATATGATGAGATATATTCTGGAATAACACCTAGAATATCATATATAGCTTTGCTTATAATACCATTAAATCGTAATAAGGTTGCAACTGTATTTACATTATTTGACCTTAGTAATGGTTCTTCAATAATAACTTTTTTAATACCAACATTTTCGTATTTTTTTAAGAATTCCTCTTCAAATATTTTTGCTTTTTCAAACAACTCTTGCATTTTACTTTCGGGCTTTGGTTTAACCACTGGTGTAACATGGTGCAATAATCTTAATGTCCCATGTTCCCCAAAATCTTCAAATAGAGCGATGCCTATAGTCTTAGTTGATATATCTAGACCTAGTACGAAATTATCAGTATGTTTTGTTGATTCCATAATTATATTTAATTTTATTTAAATATAACATACAGAAATAAAAACTAAATACTATTTTAATAATCGATAGTTAAATTAAACACAACCATATCATCAGATGGTTTATAGTAAGTTCTATTTGTTTTTGCAATCGCAATTAGATTACCAGCATCATCTAACAAACCAATTTCAGTTATTCTTGGTACATCACTAGTTGAGAATGTTGTGTTGGTACTAACTGTGAATTCGTTTCTATCAGCAATACATGTTACTTTTTGTGAAATTGAGCTAATTACTGAATTAAACGTTAAAGTTGTTGCAGAAGAAGTTGCGCCACTTATTGGGAAGTTACTAACGATTGTTGGTTCTGTGATAACTATAAAACCTTTATCCAAGTATGCAATACCTATTGCTTTATCAGCTACAGCACCAGAACCTGTATTAGATTTAAAATTCCAAAGTCTTTTACTATTAATGGAATATGGTTTAGGTAGTGAATAACCAGTTGACCAACTTAATAAACTATCATTATTTGGTTTTTGGATTCCATCACTAAATAATAGACATCTATTAGGTCCTAATTGTTGTAAGTATCTTGATTGGTCTGTTATTTTACCATCTTGGTCAGTTAACATTGAATTATCATTTTCGTATGTACCATAAATGTTATACGATGCTAATGTTGTTGTTAATTGTAAGTTAATACTTTTACCATCAATTAATTCAGCATATTGACTACCATCAATACCAATTACCAAAATTTCTTCTGATGCTAAACCACTTAATGCTGTATCTAAAAACCCACCTGTATTTGATGTAATACCAGTATATGTTTCAGCAGTTCTAGTATCGGTTGGTAAACCAAATGAGTAAAATAAATTAGTTAATACATCAGTATTATAATTATTCCTATTTATAATATTTTGAGTTAATGTACCACCACTATAATATAAAACGTTATAACCTGTTGATTTTTGAGTGCTAGAAATAATTGATGATGCTAATTGAACTGGTTTTTTGTTTTGACCATTTCTATAAAGTAACCCACTTCTGAATTGATATCCAGAACCACCATTATTTAATGACAACCCGAAATTATCACCAGAGAAATCAGGAATTTGACCTGATGTTAATCCACTATAAACATTATAGTTGGCATCTGAATCACCCAATATAAAATTAGTAATTAATGAGCTAGCACCATTTGCTAATCTTTGTCTACCGTTAGGTGTTAATTTACCTTTTATATTAATCGTTGTTGCACTATTTATAAATCCCATTTTTAATTGTTTTTTTTTTAATTATTAAAAGTCCATTGATAACTCTAGTAATATTGTATTACCTGGTGTTAATTTAACTGGTCTTGAAAATTTACCAATCATAACTAATTCACCAGAACTATCATATATACCACATTCACTAACTTTAATTACTGATGGGTTCGTATTTGGGTCTGAACTTCTAGTTACATTTGATGTGTACTTAAATAAATCAGCAGATACACTTAATTTAAATATTGTTTTGTATACATTAGCACCAATATAAGTATCGATATTACCATAGAAGAACCTTTCATCACCAAATTGTAAAATATTTGGATTTGTGTTTGGTGCCATACCTAATGAATTGATGATACTAAACGTTGTATCACCAGATGTTGTTGGTATATCTAATTTAAAGTTTGCTGATGTTGGACTTTGAGTCTCTAGTAATGTTGGGTTAATTGTTTCACCAGTTACATTTGTAATTAATGAACTTGTAAAATCATGAACTTGCCAAGCATCTGGTAATGGTCTTGTCCCTCCAGAAACTATTTGGTATAATACTTTGAATTCTCTAGCTGAAAAACCTAAACCATCATAAGCTGGGTCCTCAATTTTTCTCATATAAGGTAATAAATCAATCCCACTAATTCTAAATTCAACATCTTTTGCAGCCGATGTATTATTAGCCATAATTGTATATTTCTGACATGGTAATGTTGTTGTTAAACCACTCAATGTTGAGTTTTCAAATGTATATGTTAACCACATATATTGTTGAGATGGTAATAACCCAGTTGAAGTAGATGGTGCTACTAAACTTGCGGTTAAAGCTGGTAATGTCCAGTTTCTATTTGATTTGTAAGATATTGCAGCAACTATTTCATCGTCATGTATTGCAATCACTTTTAATTGTGGGAATACTTTACCAATAACTAATGGTGTTGCACCACTAGGTATCAAACTCACATCTTCAATTAAATCTATATATTCAATATCAGTATTTGTAATATATTTTGTTGAACCACTAGCCAAGAAAGTCATACCCATAGTTGTTCCACTACCAGTTGGGTAATCTCTTCTATGGTACATCAAATCTGGCATGTAAACATTTACGTTTTTACCATTTGCACCGTCAACGAATAAGAATTCACCGTAGAAATTTGAAATGGTGTTATTTGTATAATGAATAACCGATATTGATTTACTAACTGTATCTAATACTGAAGTACCTGGTGCATCACAAATATCAATTGTAATACCACTAGCACCTACTGAACAACTATAATCAAAATATGGATATTTTTGTCCTAAATATTCCCAAGAACCAAACTTTTCATAACTTTCATTAGGTGTTGTTATAGTACTATTAATACTACTACCAGTCATACCAGCTAGATTTTCACACCAAATATTATTCATATTCCAAACTGGAACATCAGCACATGACACATAACAACAACTATCAAATGATAATGTATTTGAATTCCAATAAGGAATTGTTGATGATGAACCAAATGCACTATAAACTTCACCTTGTGGATAAATAATAAAACATGTTGTTGCTGAAAATGAATTTAAGTTTGGTAACTCTCTATCCACTATAACATAAGTTGAACCACTTGCCTGTATTTTATACCAAAGTGTTGGTATTGGTAATGTATTACCAGTTACCCCTAAATTACCAATAGTGTCGTTAGTTAATTTTAATAAAATATAATCACCAACACTATATGTAAATCCAGTACCTATTTCTAATGTTGTCCCACCAGTAAGGTTTACGTTACTAATACAACCATTATCAACTGTATATGTTGTACTTAACAATGTGCTAAATTCGGTATGTGTTGTGTTGGCACTAAAGAATCCTCTTTCAGCTGCTTTATTATTCACAATAGCTTTTAATGTGTTTATTTGACTAGCTGTCAATGGATTTGTTGGTGTAACACCGTCAACACTAACAAATGAACTTAGGTTTGGTTGTCTATCAACTGGTCTAAGTATCATACTAGTTCCAGATAATTCTGGGTCGGTTTGATAGTTATCTACTATCGATTCTCTGTTGTAGTTTAACTCAGAATCACCAATACCCCAAGCGGTAAAGTTTAATTTACCCTCGGCTAATTTTCTTCTACCTGTGTCTGTTAATTTTATGTTTACAAATGCACCTGAATTGTTAATTATGTAGCTCATATTTTATAAATATCTTTATTTCTTTTTATTTTAATAATAAATACACCAAAGTAAATAATTAGTAAGATTTAGTTGAATTAATCCCTAATGTTATTGGTATGATTTCACTATACTTTATACTTTTAACAACACTATTACATAATGTGTTATATTGTTTCTCGTTTTTAATTCTATAATAAAAATTATCACCATAATCACCACTCAATGGTATCGTTGCGTAATAATTAAGTTCACCAACCACATACTTAGTAGTAGCACTTGAAATTATAGTAGTAAATGTTGATGCTGAAGAAACTTCAACAATAAAAATACCACCAGTGTTTGTTGGAGGTGTTGATATTGACCATGATATCGTAGGTACTGGTGTTGTTATATCACCAACTAAATTTGTAAATCCATTATAGTAAACATTAATAATATCACCAACTACTAAACCACCTTCTAATATGATTCGTTTTAAATCAGATGTTGATTGGTAATAATCAATATTATTAGCTAATATGGCTCCATTGACCGTTATCATTATATCATTAGAATCAATCGGTGTTGTATCAACAAAGATTTCATACTTACTAGTGGTTGTATTATAATAAACGCTATTAGAACCTTGATTGCCCGTTGTGCCACTTGGAATCGGTGATGATATATCAATAATTTTATTTATAATTTCATTTGAACTACCTATTGAAACATATGTTACTGTTAAGATGTCACCAGATTGTGCTGGTGATACTAGTTGTATTATAGTAGTTGTCACTGACCCACTAGTTAATGTTGTTACAGTATAATCATAAAAGTTAGCCAATGTAAGACCATTTAATGCAACAATATATGTTTGAAACGTATCAGCAACAATTATTTGTGTTTGATTTTTAGTCAATTCAATTGAGCTAACTATAAAGGTCCCAACTGGTAATGGTGTATTTGTACCTTGACCAATTTGAGGGATTTCAGCTTCTTTAAGTGATACAAAATAAAAATCTCGGTCAGATTGATAAATAGCATATTCATTACTAGTGATATATCTTTGTGTATCATATTTTTCATTTAATAAAGTACCAAATTCGGTTGCAATATTATTAACATAATGCCCTTTAACAATATAGTCACCATCTAAGTTGATTGATGCTATTGGTATTGTTTGAGTTGTTGCACTTGTTGCACTGAAAGATGACCATTCAATAAGTTCTGATGTGTATATTGCATTAACACTAAAGCCAGATAGATTAGTATTATATTTGTGTACAGTATATTTAAATTTTGATTGATTTAAATCAGTAAATGATTGTGTATTTGCTGTAAATATAAAATCAAATGTAACACCAGTTTGTGATGATATGATATAAACCCCAGTATCACCACTAGTTAAACCACTATTTGGTGGTGTAGTACAATCAACTTTTGTTGACCCCGTTAAATCATAATAAGGTCTGTTAAAAACATAAAAATCAGAGCTCATGTTGACTGAGTGTACAGTTTGATTTCTTTCTGGACAAAATCCACATTGACCATATATTCTTTCTTGGTAACTCATTAATATGAAATATTCAATTCTTTAAATGTATTGTTATTATTAACTATTAAACCATAATTAACATTAGTTATTAAATTTTCAGTACTAATTACTTTAGAAAAATTAAAAACAAAAGCTTCAAATCCAGGAGCTTCAATATGATTACAAGTTGTATCATACACTGATGTTGAAACACCCTGTATCCCTATTAAACTATCTGATATTGGTTCAGTTAGTGACGCATTTATATTTTGTATTAATATCGGCATACTTATAAATATTTAGGGTTAACTATTTTTATGAACAATCTAGTTATTTCACAATTAAATTCTGGTTCCGTAACTATAACAATAGGAATTATATCCCAGATAGGGAACATTTCTTTTGCTGATGTTGTTGGGTCATAATTTGTATAGTAACCAGGACATGATGTTAATATTGGGTCTGGTGAAGCTATTGGTATAACCCAATCAATTCTAATCGTACTAGTATTTAATTTTGTTACTGATAATGTTATACCATTCATATTATTACCATATGCCATAACATCATAATTGTATTCTGTTGTTACTGGTATAAATGATGTATCTGTTATTTTTAACGTTTGACTAAATATTCTATTAATTGAATCCCAAGTTTGGTTAAAAGCATTACAACCTGGTACCGTTATTAAATTTAATACAAGTGGTACAGTTTCAATTAATAAATTAGTTTCACAATAGTTAGCATATTCCTCATCACCAATTATTCGACCTATAAATTCAGAATCACAATAATTAGTCATTGTCCACACGCAATCACAATAGGTATATTGATTACAACTAAAGAAATTGGTACTATCGAAAGGTGTTGAACCACTTGCTGGTGGAGTATCACTTGATAAATCAACTTTAATTACTTGTGTATTACAATCACTACTAATCGCTGAAAAAGGAAAACTAGGTGATGGGTCTTCACATAACCATAATGTATTACTTTTGTATGCATATTTTTGAGTGTCAAAAACACTATTTCTATAAATAAATGTAGAGCCCCAAATAGTTGTGGCTGGTACAAACTGTTCAATTAAATCAACCCAATAATCACCAACTAATTGTGATATATTTTGCATTGAATCATAATTATACCCATTACTAATGCCGTTACAAAGTGTATTACTTAAATACCTTTCATATAATAACCTAAGTAATGGATACGCTGTAATACTTTGTCTAGTTTTCGCATCTATTAATTCACTATATACTATTCTTTCAAATTCTTCAACAGTATTAACTTCGGATAATGGTGTCATTAGTTTTGAGCTAATATCAGTATAATCACCACCACAATATCCAGATAAACTTATACTACTACCTGTATAATCAAGTACACATGGGTTATTATATGCATACTTAAATACATCACCCTCAATTGCTTTAGCTGGGTCAATATTTAAATCAATTTCCTTTGTGTTAATAGCTAACCTATGGTCATTGATTGGGTATTCAGTATTTCTCCAATCTAATAGATGTAATCTTTTCTCTGGTAATTCATTCGATACCCAAGATTTCTTATTGTCAACAAATTTTTCAAGTTCAAACCCAAAAGGTTTTGATATTTTAATAAAGGTATTATCAATTGATTCACAATTTTGTGTTACCTTTATTTTATCTAATAAAAGTGCAAAATCTAAACAACATGTATTAACCTTGATGCTAATTCTTATCTTTTTATTTTTTATCTGTTCAATAACCACTGGGTCATTGATTGTTACACCATAGCTTAGCCAAGCTGAATTATACCAACCACCCATTAATTGTAATAACTCAGTATTTTCTAAATTATTTTCTGGGGCACCAAAATTTGGTAGATATTCTGTTAAATATAATTGTCTTATAAATTCATCACGTTTAGATTTGCAAATCTCATCATAAGTACATGTTGTTTCAACTGAAAAACCTGGCAAAACACCAGTTTCACCACTAATTATAATACCTGTTAACCCATCACTATCAATTATGTATTGCATTAGGTTACCTTCACCAATACCAAATATTTGTTCTTCGTATACGGTTTCATATAACATTGGTGTATCAGTTTCAACATCTAACGAGAAAGAAGCTGTAAAGTTCTCTAAATTAGCAATAGGGTCATTACATAAAACACCTTCAGTTTCTAAATTTGCTAATTCATTTTGTAAATCTCCAAGTTGAGTTTGTAATTCAGCAATTATATCTAAACATGCTTGGTATTCACCACAAACACTTAACATTTCTTCATATGCATTTTGCTTATCACAAATACCATCACTTGTTTCTGAAAAATAAGGATTTGGTGAATTGGTTTCTAACGCAATGTTGTTACCATCTGTATATAAATTTTGTGATTGTTGATTAGTATAAATCGTTGTATCGCAACCATTCGATGCTAACCAAGCATTATACTTAACATCTCCTAATATCGCTTGCCAGGCTATTAAACCTTCTTCAGTTAAACAACATACTGTTGAATGTGACGGTAAAGCTAACATGTCACCTGAAAGTGGTGTTGATACACTAGTCGTCCCAGCTGGAGTTTTAGCTGGTGTTACTGAATTATAATATGGGTTCGCATCATAATCAGATACGTGGTTAGTAACTAGTATTGTATAGCACATAGCAGTATAAATACTATTGTATTGAAAACACGCACCACTTAATGCCGCACATTCAAGTTGAGCACTTTCTATTTCATGATTTATACTTTCAATATCACTTTCTATTGCTATTGCATCTTCATTTATTGTTTCACCACTTGCTAGAATTGAACAATCGAATTTAAATGTATAATCTAATGTGATATCTAATGAACATTCTGAATTTTCATTAACAGTAAAATAATCACCATCATCACCATTTGGGTTAATAACAATTTTCATTTCACATGTATCACATGAGATTGGGTCACTCCATAAACATTTTTGATTTTCAATATCAAAGACATATCCTAGGTATTCACAACATATTTTAGTATTCGCATTGTTGTATGGTACCACACCAGAATCAGTATTAATCCATACCGAAACAGACCCATCTAATTGATGCATTATTTCCCCACCACCATTAACTATTTCATCAGCAGTTAAGCATGGGTTGTCTATTGTTGGTTGGCACTTATAAGTTTCCATTCATATATCCTTTATTATAATTATTCAATCTTTCAATTATTCATTAATATAATCTATTTTTTTTTAAAATAAATTAAACAGTTGCAATATATGTGGCATTTGTACTAGCCTTACAACCTTTTGAGTCAGTTACTGTTAATTTAATTTCAAAATTACCATATGATACATTAATCGGCGTTGCGTTTAGTGGACCAATTAGTGGTGTTGCTAATGTATTGCTACTTAAAATACCATAATTAGAATATATACCAGTTTGTGTTATAATTTCCCATAAGTAAGTATATGGTCCTACACCATTTGATATTTGTGGTACTGAAACATTTATGTCAGTAGCTTTAGTTACTATCCTAGGTATTACCCCTAATGTCATATTACATAATGCTATAGGGGTGGTAGCTGTACATGCAATTTCACCAATAGATTTTTGATAAAATAATTGGTATAATGTACTGTTAATTGTTCCATAAGTCGCATTTGTTTGTGATAATGTTAATAATGATTTACCGTTTGGTGTTAATTTACAAGCATACCCAATTTTATTTGTATATGGGTCTACAATACTTGTTGGTGTTGTATACCTTAATGGGCAAAAACATGAATCTGACTGAACAGTGACTCTATATTGTGGTGTACCAGTTGTTCCCCAGTTATTTTGTGGTGTTACAAATTTCAAATACATTTCATTATTTGCTGTATACATCTGACCCAATAATGGTCCAGCTAATCGCCATTGACAACCTATATAACAACCACAACCATTACCTCTATAATTTGGTACTGAAACATCACCTTTAATCGATGAGTCTGCTGATACTTGAACCGTTGGTGATAATACTGGTGTTCTTGGTGTTACTGGTGTTACAGTTGGTGTTACAAATCCAAAGTTTGTAAATGCTACAGGTGGTCCTGTTGGTGTTGGCTTAATAGTTGGTGCTTTACAACAAATATAACCACTATTTGATAGTGTTGGTTTACCAGTTGTTGAGTTAATAATATATTCATCATATAAATATGATGCACCGTTAACTATATTATTACAACAAGTTGGTGATATAAATGGTGAAACGTAGTATTGACTATTTAATGAACCATCAACATTATATGTTAAATAATTCCAATTAAACACATATGGTGTATTATAGAAATTAGTATTTGTACTATCAACATATGTATAACCACTAATTCTTATACTACAATTATTAAATTGCTCAGCTTCTGTTAATTCATCTCGTTTAATATCAATAATTAATGATAAATCTTCACTTGGTAAATCACAACCACAATCCGTTAATTCTGCTGTTGGATGTGGGTCACTTATTATATCAGCAACATATAAGAAACAATCCTCTAATGTAACACCAGAATATGTTTCAATACCCACATATGTATCACCACTATAGTTATTTATTAAACCATTATTATAATTTGTAAATAATTCTACTACACTTGTCGTGTATGTTGATGATGTTAACACAGTTGGTTGAAAATCAGGTAATAAACTTCTAAATTGATTTATATATTCAACACCACCATCATAAGGTCCGATGTGTGGGTTATTACCTTGATTTATTTGGGTTGCAGCATTTGAACCACCAGTTTCTCTATACCATAAACCACCTTTTTGAAAATACATTGTCGGTGTATCAGCTATTGTATTTGGGAATCCATTTGAATCAACATTATAAGATGTTAAATCAGTATCATAATTATTTTCTAATAATACTGATTCAAATGAATCAATATCTATTTTACTTTTTGCAGCATATATATACTCATTCAAATTTATTAAACCTTCTGGGGCTCCAATAAATTTAAATAAAAATTCAACAGCTTTTCTGGTCCCTTTAGATTTGAATAACCAGGCTGAGTTTAATATAAGTCTTCTCCATAATTCAATTTCAGCCTCAGCTGCTGTTAAACCACGACTATAACCAGAATAAGATGGTGCTGGGGCATCTAAATATGCTTTTAATAAATCATTTTCAATAACTGAACTAGTTAATTGCCAACCCATAACTCTGGCAATATATTTAATCATTTCATCAGGTGCATTATTTTTCTTATCATAGCTAACGTTGTTAGCATATCTAATACCATCTATATATTTTTTAACTTCATCAAATTCCCTACCATATATCTTTAAGGTTTTATTCATTTTTTGACCAGAAGTTTCTTCTTCAGTACCATCACATCTAGGTATAGTATCGAAGTTTGAAATTGATTCACTAACTAAAAATCTACTCATTAAATCTGAATGAGTTTCATCAGTTGATGTACAAATTTTTAATAATTCATTTACATAATTTATATATGCATTTGTACTAAAATCTAAATTATAACCATCACTTGTTGGCCAAACTACACTTGTACTAGTATTATATATAAGTCCAGTATCAGTTAAATATTGATAATCAAACGTTGATTTATATTTTGGTGTTGTTAATCTATTTAATAGGTAATTTTCAAATGGCTCTAAACCCATAAAGAATTTTTCACCCTCAGCTGAAGTTGGTTTTATATGGTATGTTTGATATTGTGGTTGGTATATTGCAGATGGGAATGGGTTACCATTAGTAACTATAGTTACATAATCATCATATAAATTTGTTGACCCTGTAAATTGTAATATGTTGTATTCTTCACCATTAGTTAAAATATTATAACTAGTGTAGTTTACAACTAAATTTCGTAATTCATTCCCATATGTGTTTAATAATATACCACCAACATTATATATAACATCGTAATTATTAATAAATGAATTAGTTTTAACTTTAAATTTAGAGGTATCGTTTGTATAGTTATAAGTATAATCCTCAACTGTATATACAGAATCATACGTTTCATTATCTAAAGGTTTGATATATATGGATGCTGGCCATTTTGTAATTATCGATTCTAAGGTAACTCTCATGAATTCAGTTGAGGAACCAAAATATGCAAAATTTGATAATTTTGTATTATCGATATTCAATTTAATATTAACATTTGCGTTAAATATTAAATCAATAACTTCTGATGTACCACCAATACTGTCTAGTGTAACAAAATCACTATAAGGTTTAGTAGGATAATTAATTACATCCCTACCTTCAGTATTTTTTGTTATAGCAAAATTACCATAAGTAAATAATGGGGTATTACTATCACTAGTAAGTTGATTACCCACTAAATCTGGGGTAAAATTTCTATATTCTATACCATTATTATAAAAAACCTTTTGAGCATACCCAACTATTTTTATTTTATCGTTTTGCACCATTTCTATATTTAAACATTACTAATATCATTAAAAGCTTTAGTGAAATCAATACTCACTTTCGCTTCTTTAATTTCATACAACGGTTTACCTGTAAATCTATCTTTAATCTCATAAAGACTGTATTGTTTATAAATATCATTATTAAAATTATATAATGTATAAACTCCATCTTCAAGTGATTTACTTTGATTTCCAAATAGACCAATAGCTAATGTTTCTATGTCATGTTCAACAACTTCAACTTCCAATACAAATGGATTAAAATAAGTGTTGGTTATTATAATCTCTTGATTTGGTTGACCTATAAATGGGAATACATTCGGTGTAACGTTTGATTCTGAACTAGGTGATACCGTACAAAAAACTAATGTCGAATTGTCATTAAATCTATATCTAATTGCTTTTTGATTGGAATTTGTTAAATTTTGGTTAACTGGTTCAGCTCTATTGTTTGAGGTAACAACTCTAAAGAAATTTCTAAGTTTTAAATCAGTAGAACTTGGGTTTGGAGTTAAGTATTCAATTCTATAACCAGCTAAATTATTATTTTCAAATTTATCAGCAAATGCTGCAATATTTGGGTCAGAACCATCAAGTACAATACCTTTTATATCTGGTGATGATGATAATACACCACAATCCACAATTGTTGTTCTTATTTCAACTGGTTTTATAGCAATTGTATAAATACCTACAGCACCAAAATCACCAAGTGGTAATTTTAATGTGTATAAACCACCAAAAATTTCAAAACCAGTACCAGTTTTATTTGGGTTATCTATTTGAATTAAATTAGAAGATGCTAATTTAAAACTTTTAGTAGTTTGTATATTCCTATTTGGTGAGTAGAAAACTGTAATTTCTACATCACTAGGGTTAACGTCTGCTGGTCTAACTATACCGTATGCTCCTGTTGCCATGTCTTTTTATGTTAATATATTATAATATCCGTTTCCGTAATTTATTAGGTCACCCAACGATGATACTTCACCCAATTGTAAATGACTTTGTATTACTGTTGTTGCACCTCTATCTATAAATAGTTCGTTTTGTACTTTTGGTGTCTCTGTTATATGTAATAAATATTCTTCAATAGTCAATGCTGATAAACTAGAATTAGTTTTATTAGTACCTTGACCATGATAATACATCTGTGTTATTGGTATTCCGTTAATTTTATCAAGTCGTGTACTACCTGAATAAGTTTTAAATAAAATACCATCACCCTGTAATGTTGTTCCCAAATTTGGGTCATTTAATTTAGCATCCTCAGTATAAATTATTGGGTTGAAGTCATTTAAACTAATAACTCTGGTTATTCCACTTATCATTGAATCAACATAGTTAAAATAAATACCTTTTTCTAAATCAAAACCTGGTATATATTTAGTATTACCAGTATAACCATAACTACTAACATTTTCTAACCTATCTTCAGTTAATCCAGTTACAATTATATTGTTAGTAAAATAATCTGAAACAATTCTATTTTTATATCTAACATCACTAAAATTAGTACCACTTGGGAAAAAGTTTGCCCCTTGTTGAGTGATAAAGTTAAAATTACCACCACCGTAATAATTTAATTTTTCTGGTATTGGTGCGTAAGTTAATGTTGATGCATTTTTATCAAAAGTAATATATGGAAAATCCATAAACTTACCAATATCTTTAAGTTCTTGCGTTAAAAATATATTAACATTAAAAGTGGTTGCAGTTATTGAACCATAACCACTATCTGGATTTTTACTAATATAATTTTCTAATAATATTTTTATTTTTTTAGTTTCCATTAAATTGCAGTTATTTGGTATAAATCAATTATATAATCGTTAGATATAACCTGAACATTTGTTGAGTAATTAGTATCTATCTCATAATAATGTTGACCATTATTTGTTTTTAATATATATTTTGTAAAAATATTATTTGTTAAATTTTGACTAGTAGATACTAAATTGTCGATAGTTGTTGTTGTACTACTTGTTGACATTAAACCAACTGTTTTACCATTTTTAGCATTATTAAATTCAGCTCGCATATATAATTCTTTAGGTGCATCAACTGTGACTTCATCTTTAAAGTTATATATAAAAAATCCTTCACCATTTAGACTTCTATTTGCTATTGAATTACCTAAAATAAATTGAGTTTTTAAATTATTAACAGGTGTAATTGTACCCCAAGGTGTTAAACCACCAGTTGAATAATCAGTTGGGTTTATCTTAGTGAATAATGTTATAAACGATATTAAACGCTGTGTTATTGGTGAATCACTATCATAAAAATTTAATCTTAAAAATGTTTTAGTAAAAGCTTTTTTTCTAAATTTAATATCAAAATTATCAAAACCAATATCACCAAAATAACTAGATGGGTTAAATTGATTACTACTGGTTAAAAAATGAACTTTATATATAATATTGTCAATAAATGACATTGAGTCCCCATTTAATGTTACTGGGTTAAATCTAACTTTATCATAATCTAAAATAGTATTTATACTTTTTTGTATTTCAGCATTAACAAATTTAGTTTGAATTATCTCATCTTGGTCAACCAATTGGTACGTCATATTTACAGGTATACTAATGGTCGCACCAGTAGTTGTAGCGAATTTACTAAAATTTATGGTATATTTATTAACAGACATCATCAGCTTGTTTAGTAGTAAAGTTATTTTGAATACCGTCACCATTTACATCATATGGGTAATCCTCATTGAATTGTAAACCGAAGAATCCAAATGGGTCTTGTCTTCTAGTATAAATACATAAGTTTTGATACATATAGTGACAACCATTTAAAAATGGGTAATTAACAGTTTCTTCTTGACCATCATTAACACCTATAGGTAATAAATCTCGCCAAAGGTATCTACCATCGCCTAAATTTTCAGCATATTCTGGAATACCAACAACACTTTCATCACCTTGTTCAACATAATTGGAGTATTCTTTAATTTTAATTTTATAATGTGGATAATAAATATAGCCTTCATTTCTAGGTCCTTTTAAAAGTCCACCATCAATTGGTTTTGAAGTTGTAGCTTCTCTATCAACAGTATTGAACCTATGCATAATATTGAGTAATGCTGTTTCTTTGGCTTCATATTTACTATATTCACAAATATCACCATAATAATCTTGATTTGTTATCTTAACATCACCTTCCACAGGGGTTTGACTTTCAAATGGTGCCAATGGTAATGAACTTGTGTGCATTTTTCTAATATTACTTACCTTTCTACCGTCAGCGGTAGTTGTAATTACATTACCTGATTTATTTTCTAAATCAAAACCAGATATTGTTTTAGTGAAAATAGTTGCAGATTTAGTTTTAATCATTGTTAAATATAATTCACTTAATGGTCTACCTAGGTTATCTGTTAAATCACTTATATCAACATCATCATTAAACGTTATTTGGTAATTTTGGTCACTATATATGTTTTGACTAAATGCTAATGGGTATGATTCATAACTATCTTGAGTCAATTCAGTTTGAGAATCGAAAGCTTTAATCTTTTTAAATTTTCTCAAATAATAAGTTACCTCTTTACCATAATATAACCTTTTCATTCTACCATCTGTAAATGTAATTCCAACAACAGCGGTAGTTGGGTCTATTTCAACAACAAAAAATGTTTCTTTACTGTCACCATTATCTAACCCTAGTGCTATAACGTTAAAGTCACCATTCATACTAATAGTTGGCATATTAGTTAACCTAACTGTGTCACCAACTATTAAGTTGTGTGGTACTGCTGAACCTAAAGCTACCATACCAACACCACCCATATCTCGAACTTCAGCACTTGTAATTAATAACCCATTTTTAACTAAATGATGTTGGTTATCTGAAGCATATGGATAAGTAATTGTGAATTCCCAATTTCTAATATCATTATAACTATTTAGGTCAAATCGATGTCTAGTTGGTTCCATATCATAGAATGAACAAAAACCAAATGTTTTAATATCTGGATTATAAAATCCAAACCAACCATCAATTTCCTTTAAATGCTTTTCAAGTGATTGTCTATATGTTAAATCATTAGCGCCAACAAAATCATTATCTAATGGGTCAGATTTAAACATATAACCATCAAACGTTTGATAACCATATGATTTATCATAACTAATCCCATTTGTAACACCAAACGAAGTTGGGCCTTTGTCACCGCTAATATTAAACAATACATTACTAAATATTGGTGATAATGTATTTACTATTCTATATCTAGTTGAAACTTGTCTTTCACCATCAAAAATATCACCGACATTAACTATTCGATTTATTTTACCTGGTGGTAATAATTTAATTTCAGATTCTAAATTAACATTAAAATACCCATCAACATTAGCTGCACCTTGAAACTTTGTTTTATTTAATCTATATTTTACTCGTCCTATCGCCATATTAATTAGGTTGTGTTAATAATACCCCTTGTGGTGCTGAACCATTAACTGCGGTTCCGTTATTATTTTTATATGAATAACATCCATAAGGACTATTAGTCCCATAATTAGAATCTTGCGCACCACCATTTGTACCAGTATTTGTTAAAGCCATTTTAGCTCTAAACATCGCATATGTATTTTGTTGATTACCATCAGTTAAATAATAATCAAACTGTAATGGGTAGTGTGCAACACCACCTGGTGCGTCACTAGCCCAGAATTGGAACTCATATGTTGGTAAATTATCTATTTGCGTTGTTGATTCATATACTGAATAATCCGAATTGTTTGTTAAATATGAACTCACTGGTAAATTTTGAGTGTATGGGTTACCTAAATTAATCCAGTTACCATTTGGTAATCTGAAATGGTAAGGACCACCATGTCCACCCTTGAATCTAATAATTATTCTACTAAGGTCAACCCCACCTATATTATAACTAAATGAGAATGCTCTAACATATAACTCACCATATAGTGGGAACGGTACAACATAATTTTCTGAAACTTGACAATTGTTTTGGTCAGTCACTGTTACTACATATGGTGTTTGACTAGCCTTCAATCCATCTACATTGATAATACCATTTGGTTGGTTTAATAACATTTGATTTACATCACCAATAACCTCTACTGAGTATGGTGGTGTTTGACCGTTAATTGTTAATTGAATACTACCACTTGAGCTTAATGCACAACCAGGTGGGTATGTTTGTGCTGAAATTAAAGTCTCTGGTGGTTCGTTAATCACAACTGTTGCACTTTCAGTATTACCAGCTAAATCAATAATATTAATTGTATAAGACCCCGCTGGTAATTCATTTGCTAATATATTTGTACTTACTATTGATGAAACTAACCCTTGATTATTAGGGTTGTTACTAGCTGTTAATATCCATTCGATATCATACGGTGGTATACCACCAACTAATGTAACTTGACCATTACCAAACCCATTATAACAAGTTGCATCAGAAACTACTGGTTGTATTGTAATATTTAATGGTTGTGTTATTAATACATAATCTGAACACTCAGTATTAATTGTTGTTTGTTGACCACCTATAATCGCTTGTATACCACTATCTATTACTGTAACGATATATTCACCTGGTGGTAATAGATTTGTCGCATTTGGGATATCATTTGGTCCTGTACAGTTACCATAACAATATGTATTTTGTGGTGTGCTCATTTGTTGGTTAAATGAACCATCAGTCACACCTTGGATTTCAATATTATATGGGGCAACACCACCATTTATGGTTATTGATATTTTACCATTACCACTTGCGTTACTTGGTGATGGGTTTACTTGACATTGTACACCATCAATACCAGAAACTGTTACTGTTGTGGTAGCATTTAAACCACCAGAATCTGAAACAACTAAAGTATATTCACCACCTAATAAATTATCTAAGTTAAATTGGCTACCATCTGCGTTTCCACAATCAGTTTGTGATAATGTTCCGTCTGGACTTGGGCATTGGTATTGTAAACCATTGTAATTTGGTCCTAACCACTGATAAGTATATGGACCAACACCACCTTCAATATGAAATTCTATTTGACCAGTACCAAGTCCAATGATATTATCATCAAGAATATTATCTATTATAATTGCTAAATCTGATTTTTCACTTTTTATACAAACTGGGAAATATCTCAGTAACATTTTTTGTAACGCACTATTACCTGGAATTAACCCAAAATAGAAATAAAGTGAATTTTTAAAGAACCATAATGATGGGTTTTGTGATGTTAAAGTATCATAACCTCTAAATGTTTTATAATATTGGTCTTGGTAATTGATACTACCACCATTGTCTATAAAAACTAATGGTATGTTATTTAATACTGTTGGGTAATTTAAATATGTAAATGCACCTCTAACCCATGGATTTTCGATATCAGCATTTGTTATTCTATTATCAACTGGTGTTCCAAGACCAGTTGTTGGGTCTCTTCTATCTTCATCTGTACCCATTCCTAATTCACATAACCTTTTAATATTATTACAATTATCTGAATCAGTTCCAACACCTAAACATGTTATTTTCGCAATTAAAGAACCTGAACTACTTCCAGGTGTATCCCACCCAGATTCTTGTATTTCATTTGGATATGGTTGTTCGTTTGGTAAATAATACTCTGGTGTTAATGGTGGGATGTTATACGTTGTGTCAACCAAATATCTATAAAATTTAGGAGCACCTTGCCAGTCACAATCGAATACAGCACCTAGACTAACTATCTTTGTTGAGTATAATCTTATATTATTTTTTGACATAGCAGCATAATATAATTCACCTTCAACATTATCTTTTTTGATTAAACCTTCACGTATTTCATCATCTTTTAAACTATTTACATCATTAAATGGTGCACCCACCGTACTCGAACTTTGTGGTGTTGCTACTGTACATGTATCAACTATTGATATAGTTCTACATCTATTGTCCTCAACCCCATCTTGGTTATTATCTACACCGTTTATATCATCTTCACAATCATAATCACAAAAAACTTCCCTACCTTTACCTTTCCTTTTTGTTTTATATTTTAATAAATAAGCGTATAATGTTCCATTAACCCAATCATTATAAAAATCGAATTTTAAAAGACCTAATGCATCAGCTAAAACAGTAGTTATACAGTTTAACCATATCTCATTATCTGGGTCTGGTATATTAGGTTGTTCAGTTGTTGGAGGTGGGTAACCAGGATTAGCAGTATTACAACCAATACAATATTTATCATCATTACAACCTATTAATATGTAACCTATATAGTTTATCGAGAATAATGAATTAAGTATTTCAATTATATTATTTATTAACCCTATTACTTTATTTATAGCATATAAAATAGTCCCAAATATACTGAATACAATACATAATATTGAAAATAATGGTGCAAGTGCACTACCAGCAGTTGTTAACTTATTAAATGGAAATGGTGATTTTTCACCATCATCTACATTTTTAATTCCTAAAAAATTCCTATTTGTTGAGCAAGCTGTACTGTCTGCACAATTTTTTTGAACTCTAGTTATGTGATTAGATACTGTATATATTTTATTCCAATATAAATTAGTGAAACTAGTGTCTTTAGTTCTTTCATCAAACGTATAGTCAGCTTCTAAAGCTGTATCTGGTGCGTGTGGGATTAAATAACTAGCTCTAGTTCTTAATCTACCTTCACCACCTGTAGTATTCATTTTAACTCTAAATCTTACTTTAGCTCTAGTTGGTAAACCTTTCGATTCATCATCGGTTGGTACTAGGTTACCAAATTCATCTGTTATGATATAATCTAGATTCATTGGTACTTGGTAAGCCCAAGTTCCATCTTCATCAATAACATCACCACCAAGTACATCATATCTTTCGGTAGAACCATCTGATGCTTTTCTAATCATTTCAACCCTTCCAGAACCAGTAACCATATCATCAAGGTTACCCATATTTTTTTTAGGTCGACATTTCTTATTTATTCCTTTTTTTTCACTATCACTAATTATACTACCCATGAAAATAGCATGTGGTTTTATATTAGTGGCTAAATCAATATCTAATCGATTAATACCAATTTGGCAATTATCAACATCACCCCAGAATGGTTGTACGTTAATACTTACTGGTGTTCTACTCTTTAATTGTGTTAATGTATTTAAATTAGTACCTTCTTTATATTTTGATGTACTCTCAAATAATTTTTCATTATAACCTTCTCGTATAAAGTCATATGGTTCTTGTGTTAATATACCAATATCTGACATATCAACGTCAGCGTGTGCTTGGTAAGCACCTAATGGTACACCAAAAAACATATAATCACCAGATTGGTTTGTTGTTGTTGTAAACTTATAGTATTTACAATAAACATATAATAAATCATCATTGTCCTGAACTTCTCTTTTATTTGGAAAGGAACCTATTGGCACATAACAATCATTTTTAGTTTCATTTGTTTTTGGTAATAAGTTATATCTTAAACCATCTGAGTTCCTATCACTAACCTGTTCGTATGGATATAACCCAAATATTTGTGAATTTTCTTTATCAATATCATCAATTGGTATGAATATAGAAACCTTAGCGTTTGGTACACCAAAGCCATTATTAACTGTAACCCTACCAACTACAACACCATAATCAGAACAAAAATTCTGATATACTTCTTCTTGCCTTAAAGTTAGTGATAATATTTCAATAAAATCAAACTTTTGGTCTATGTTTAAATTTAAAAATTTATCCTCACCACCTGGTGTTGTTCTTAATCTAATATTTGACATTTATTTAATTGTTTCTAAATTATTAACAGTATCGACATCTGTTAATTCGTAATCACTGTTATCATATAATTCATAATCCAATTCATCATCATCATCGTCATCATTATCTTTTTCCATTAATTTTTTAGCAAACTTTAAAAATAAGCTAGACATATTTACAGTATTATCTCTCAATACAATTGATTTGAATAAAACATAAATAACAAATGGTATAACAACTACTATTGCTATACTAAATACTAGTAAAAAAGTTATAAAATTAAGAATACTATTAACTATTTTATTTTTACTTTTAGTTTCTATTTTTTGACTTTGTAAGTCAACTGAAGTGTTTTTACAATTACAACCCATATTTTTTTATTTAAAAATAAGCTTTTTTACTTAAAAAGTAAATTACTTAACTCTTACTTTAATGTCAACATCTGGTCTTTTTATTTCAAACATACCATTAGGTTCACCATATATTTTATTTTCACCTAATAAATCAATTTGTCTAGTCTCATCATCAATATATGCTTGTGAGATTTGATTTGATGAATAATATGCACCACCAACTTTATTATATGCTCTAATTTCAACCACATTTAAAACACCAGATATGTTATTTATCGTTTCAACTAATTTAGCTAAATATATATCTTCACCCATATTCCATTTATTAATATCAAAATATGCTTTTGTTTTATTTATAGCCTCACTTGTAATTTGAGATTGTGGGAATTGTTTATCAATAACTAAATCAAGTTCGAACCCTAAATTAATAATTTTAGAATTACTAATCTCAATATAATCATTTATCATTCTATAATCTGATAAATATGTTGCAATATTTTTTTGTAATGTACTTGTTGATTGACTTGTTAGGTTACCCTTACTATCTAAACCAACAGTATAAATTTTAATTTTATTTTGTTCTTCAAATACACTACATCTAAATGGTGTTCCAAATTCACCTGGCATTAATGCAATTCTAGTTTGGTAATCAGTTATTGTTACAGCTCTATTTTGAGATGAGAAATTATATCTAACTAAGTTTCTTAATTCTTCAACTGATGGTTCATCTTTACCACCTAAAGCTGGTATTGGATTATTAACTCTTATTGAGTTTCTAACACTAGTATTCATAGCTGCTGTTGGCCCCCCTACAGTTATACTAGCAATACCTAATGAAGTTAAAACATTTGAACCAATATTAGTTGCTGAACCACCACCTGTTCTATATTTAATAAACATAGTTCGGTTTGCTGTTGGTGTCACACCTAATGATGAGTTATTAATGAAATCACCAATTTTAGAGACCAAAGCTGGGTCAACACCAAATTCAGATAAAGAACTAATATCTTGCGTACCACCACCAAAAATAAGTTTCATATACCCATTGTCAGTATATTCTGTTAAAAATTTTTGTACAACTCTTTTATATTTACCTGGTTTAATACCTGGATTATCACTTATTGCTGAATTATCTGGTATAAAAATTAAATCATCAGCTAATGCATCCATTTCAAACCATCTTAAATCTTCATTTAAGAATTGGTCTAGTGATGGGATTCCGTTATAATTAGTACCATCTAAAGTTATTATTGAGCTAACTGATAATACATCTGTTTCTGGTAATACAATTTCAAAAAATGGTTTCACATCTGATGCAGTTAAAACTTTCTTAAAATATCTAGTTATACCATTCATAACCATTTCTCTTTTAGTTAACTTATAACTCAATATATTACCATTTGAATCAACATTTGGTTCTATTAATCTATTTGGTATTCCACCTGTTGTAAATGGTGATGAAAAATCAATATCATCTTGTGCCTCAAATACTTTACCAGCACCCGTAACTTGTGAACCCTGTCTGATTAATGGTGCGTATCTAACATCAAAACTATTACCAAGTGTTGGAACAACACATGTGAAGTCAACAATAGATACTGATGGTCTTTTACCAGGGACTTTTAACCCATAAGTTCTAGCCATTGATAAGATTGAACTTCTCTCTTGTGCAAAATCAATTTGCGTTTCTTGAAACATCCTATCTGTGTGAAATGATAATATATCACCAACAGCTGCATTCAATTCTATTAACATCATACCTACAGATGCATCATTATAATCACTAAAGATATCTGGGTAATATTGTTTTACGAAGTTTATTAATTCACTTCTTACATCTACGAAGTTTCTAGCATTATATGATATTCCTTGATTTGCCATATTTTTCTTTTTATTATAAATATAATTAAAAGAAAATTTTAGAAAATACTTGCGTACTTTTTTATTTTTTATTAGTTAAGATAGTTTAATTATAAAGTTATAATTATAAAATCACTTTCTTGGAATACATCGTCAGTTATAGTATAATCTATTAATATATCAGCTTTGTATTCATTTTCTGGATTAGCAGTAACTGTAATATTATCAACATTTAAGTTTGGAATATATCTTTTAACAGTTGTTTGAATATCTAATTTAATATCTGAATAAGTTAAAGTATCGTTTGGTTCATATATAAATTTTAGTAAATCTGTACCAAATTCTGGGTTATAGAATCGTTCACCCTTTCTAGTTAATAACAAATGCATTAAATCAGCTCTAATAGCTTTTGAATCAACATTGTTTAAGTTTAAGAAAAACCCTTCTTTACTTTCTTGAAAAGGGAAGTCAATATTTATAAATTTATAATTTTCTGCCATTGTAATTAATTTATTATAAATATCACATAAAAATAAAAATTATAAATACTAAAATAAAAAAGGGGCTCAAGGCCCCTTTAATTAACTACCACATGCAATGCAGTCGTCTGGATTATCTATTGAACAGGTTAACCCATTCATTGCCTCAATTTCTTCAGCACTCATTGATGAACTGATTGGTTTCGGAATTGTTGTTTCAATTTTAGGTATCTCAGTAATTGTTGAATCATCAACGCCTAATGATTGTCTAGCTTGTGTTTTAGAATTACTTCTCAAGTAGTACATTCCAGTTTTTAAACCTTTTTTCCATCCGTAGAATAATGCTTTATTTAATTTAGCAACATTTGCATCTCTCATAAATAAATTCATTGATTGAGATTGGCAAATGAACTTACCTCTATCAGCAGCCATATCAATTAAGTTTGCAGATTTCATTTCCCAAACTGTTTTATACACTTCTTTTAAACTATCTGGAATTTGTGCTATATTCTGGATTGACCCATTTTCTTTAATCATTAACAATCTAATCTCATCGTTCCATAAGTTTAAATCAATAAGGTCTAAAACTAAATGTTTGTTAACCATTACAAATTCACCAGATAAAACATTTCTCTTGTATATATTTGATGTAAATGGTTCGAAACACTCATTGTTACCTAAAATTTGAGCTGTAGATGCTGTTGGCATTGGTGCTAATAGTAATGAATTGGTAACACCATAAATCATAACTTCTTTTTTTAATGAATCCCAATCCCATCTTCCTGATAATTCATCAGATTTAAAACCCCACATATCAAATTGGAATATACCTTCTGATAATGGTGAACCGTTAAATGATGAATAAGCACCAAAGGTTTTGTCAACAACTAAATTAGAATCTTGTTCTTTTAGTCTTTTAACTTCAGCTCTATATTGTCTTTTAGCCATATCTTTTGATGCGGTCATAGATGCAAAATAGATAGTTTCAAATATATCATTATTTAATTTTTTAGCCAAATCATCTTCAAATGGTAAAGCCATCATTGCAAATAAATCAGCTAAACCTTGTACACCAATACCAATTGGTCTATGTCTCATATTTGAACGTTCAGTTTCAACAGTTGGGTACCAGTTAACGTCAATTACTCTATTTAAGTTAACCGCAACCTGGTAAGATACTTCATATAATTTATCAAAATCAAATGTTCTTAAACCTTTATCTCTAGATTTAGTTTTACCACTAGGTATAGTAACGAATTTAGGTAATGCAATTGATGCTAAATTACATACGGCAGTTTCTTCTGGTGATGTGTATTCAATAATCTCAGTACATAAGTTCGATGACTTAATAGTTCCTAAATTCTTTTGGTTTGATTTATTGTTTGCTGCATCTTTATATAAAATATATGGAACACCTGTCTCAATTTGATTTTCTAAAATGTGTAACCAAAGTTCTCTTGCACTAATAGTTTCACCTCTACCTTCTGATTCATATTTCTCATAAAGTGTTGTAAACGCTTTATTTGTTTCAGAATCAACAGCATCAATTAAACCTGGAACTTCAGCTGGGTCAAATAATGTCCAACTACCATTTATTTCAACTCTTTCCATAAATAAATCTGGAACCCATAAAGCCAAAAATAAATCTCTAGCTCTAGCTTCTTCTTTACCATGATTCTTTTTCAAGTTAATGAAATCTTTAATGTCAGAATGCCATGGTTCCAAATAAACAGCTATAGAACCTTTTCTTTTACCACCACCTTGGTCAACGTAACGTGCAGTCTCGTTAAACACTTTAAGCATAGGTACAATACCATTTGATTCACCATTAGTCCCTTTAATATAAGAACCTTTAGCTCTAACCTTGTGAATGTTTAATCCAATACCACCAGCTGATTGTGAAATTGCAGCACAGTCTGCTAAAGTTTTATAAATACCATGAATTGAATCAGAATCAACATCAAGTAAGAAACAAGATGATAGTTGTGGTTTTTTAGTCCCAGCATTAAATAATGTTGGTGTTGCATGTGTGAATACTCCAGTTGATAACATTTCATAAGTTTTTTGAACTTCTTTTAAGTTATCACCCCAAATACCTATTGAAACCCTCATGTATAATTGTTGTGGTGTCTCACCAATGTTTCCATCAATTTTTAATAGATAAGCTTTCTCTAGTGTTTTAAATCCAAAGTAATCAAAATTAAAATCTCTATCATGAACAATCATTGCTTCGATTTTATCAGAATGGTCCATAACAACCTTATAGACTTCATCTGATATCAACCCAGCATTTTCACCAGTTTTTTTATTAACATATGTATACAATTTCTCAATTGTATCTTTGAAACTTTTATTAGTTTCTTTTTTTAACGATGTGATTGCTATTCTAGCAGCCAATATAGAATAATCAGGATGTATTCTAGTTAAAGAGGCAGCAGTTTCAGCCGCCAATTTATCTAATTCTTTTGATGTAACACCATCATATAAACCTGAAATTACTTTTTTGGACACTTCCATAGCATCGACATAATCTCTATCTAAATCGTAAGTTTGTTTTTTTACTCTAGATGAAATTTTGTCAAATTTAACTAATTCATCAGTACCGTTTCTTTTAATTACTCTCATTTTTTTTTAACAATTTTTTAACTTAAAAATCACTATCATCACCTTCGAATGATAGCTTATTATCAGAACTAGAATTTCCAACACCAGACTTAGAATAATCACCCACTCTCTTTTCAAAGAAGTTGGTCTTGTTCTCCAAGGCTATGTTTACCATGAAATCAAATGGGTTCTTACTATTAAATATCGGCTCACATTTTAAATCGATTAATAATCTGTCAGCAACATATTCTAAATATTGACTCATAAGATTAGAATTCATACCAATTAAATCAACTGGTAACGATTCCAATATAAACTCTTTTTCAATGCTCAATGCAGAAGTTATAATTTCTTTAATTCTATCCTTTGGCACTTGATTAATTAAGTGTTCATTATGTAAATGAACTGCGAAATCACAATGAAGTCCCTCATCTCTAGATATTAACTCATTTGAAAATGATAATCCTGGCATAAGACCTCTATTCTTTAACCAGAAGATTGAACAAAATGAACCTGAAAAGAATATTCCTTCAACCGCAGCAAATGCAATTAGTCTTTCACCAAAGTTATCTGAATCAACCCATTTTAAAGCCCACTCAGCCTTTTTCTGAACAGCTGGTATGTTATCTATTGCATTAAACAATTTGTGTTGCTCATCCTTATCTTTAACGTATGTATCGATAAGTAATGAATAAGTTTCGGAGTGTATGTTTTCCATCATAAGTTGAAAGCCATAGAAAAACTTAGCTTCAGCATACTGAACTTCATTAATAAAGTTTTGTGCTAGATTTTCATTAACAATACCATCAGATGCTGCGAAAAACGCTAATACATTCTTAATGAAATATTGCTCATTATCATTTAATTTAGCCCAGTCTGATAAGTCAGCTTCTAAATCTATTTCTTCAGCAGTCCAAAAGTTTGCTTCTGATTTTTTATAAAACTCCCAAATATCATGATATTTAATTGGGAATATAACGAATCTATTAGGATTCTCTTTTAAAATTGGTTCCATAATTTTTTAATTTATTATTTATTTATCTTGATTGTCCATGTCATCTTTTCTTTTAATGGCAACATCCATTAAATGATTAACTCGGTCTTGACCTTTTTGTTCTCTAGCTTGACCATGGTTTGAGAACGAAACCCCTTGTGAATTTTGGCTCATGTCAATTTGTATTGTTGAGTTATCAAATACTATATCTTCGAAAACTACACCAGACTTACCAAATCTAGATTTAAGAATAGCCATATTAGCTGTATTATTCTCTTTTTGTTCTAATGATTTTGCAATAGAAACTAAAAAGTGACCAATTTGCGCTTTCTTAATTGACCCACCCATTTGGTCACCTTCAACTACTTCAGCTTTAATTGCTGAACGGTTACCTTGTGTTGCTGTCCAACCAGCAATATCTAATTCAGATAACATTGATTCAAATTCTCTCATCACAGCACCTTGACCTTCATTTACATCTGTATAGTTTTTAGATGGTTGAATACAATCGATGTAATCAATAAGAACTAAATCTGGTTTAAACCCTTGTGCAATATTTTTTCTAATTATTTGTTTTATTTTAGCAACAGTAGTATTATCACTTCTCATTTTAACCAATTTTAACTTACCTGGTCTATTCTCAAATGATTTAAATTCTTCAATTGCATTAACTCTATTAGCTTGTAATTCATTTAATGGTATTTTTGTCCAACATGATATATGTTTTCTTTGAATTATTTTTGTCGTATCTTCAAAGAATATCTGCATAACATTATTACCAATCGCCTTAGCGTGGTTAGCTAACTTGGTAATCATGGTTGTTTTACCAACACCCCATGCGGCTAATATGATTGCTAATTCACCTTTAGCTAAACCACCATCCATTATTTCATCTAACCCCTCAATACCAGTTGCTATTGGGTCTCTATAATCATCTGATAGTACATCTTCCAAATTATCACAAACATCAATTATACCATCTGAGTTTTCGCCAAACTCCAAGGCTTTTTTCAATATCTCCTCACATTTGTCATAATCATCGATACTACCTTTTGTGATGATTTCATTCATTTGTTTAATTGCCTTAACAAGTTCTTGTCTTTTACAAAACTTTAAAGCAGTTTCCTGAATATAAAATGTATCGTTTAGTTCAGCTTCTTCAATTCGTCTTATATGACTGAATACTGAATTTCTATCGATTTCATCTTTAACATGTTCTAACAATCTACTTCTTAAACTTCCAATATCTGGAATAGCTTCATGTTTTTCAAATGCATCTTTTATAGTACCAACAATAATTCTAACATATGAGTCTTCGAAGTAATTCGGATTAACCATATCTAAGATTGCGGTACCGAACTTTCTATCGGTTATTATTTGTAATAACAACCGATACTGAAAGTCAAGTCCTAGGTATCCTAGATTATCTTTATTTATTTTACTCATATAAAACTCTGTATATATTAAATATTATTATGCTACCGCTTCGTACTCTTTTCTTGTGAAATATTCTGAAATTTCTTCAATAATGTTAGGTATGATTGGTTTGATGTTAACCTGGTATCTAACCATAGTTGGGAACCAATTACCTGAGAACGTTGACTTTGCAACTATGTTTCTATCAACTTTAATTTCAAAAGTGAAGATATCTTCATTCTTAAAAATATCTCTTTCAGAAGCATCTTCTTCTCTTCTAGTTTCACTATATGGGTCATAACGGTCCCATAGGTAATCTACTGATTTATCCTTAAGGAATTTCGGTACTATACCACATGAACCAAAGCTACCATTGTTCATACCACAAAGTGAATCAACAAGCTCTTTAAGCTCAACCGATGTTAATACTCTGTTATTGTAACCATCAATACTAAAATATCTCTGACAGATAATGTTGTTGTTGATTTTAAGTAAAAATTCAAATTTTTGACTTGCGAAATTTGTGTTTTTTTTCATAATTATTAATTTATTGTTTGATTATTCTTTTCTCTTTCTATTAATCTTTTAAATGGCATAAAGTATTCGATACTATAGTTTTGTATCTCTCTATCCATACCATCCTCTTTCATTAGCTGATAAGCATTCTTTACATCTCTACCCTCTGGGTTTATTGGTAATTCAATTAAATCTTTTAATTCATTTATTACTGATTCAGTAATCATTGGATTTCTTAAGTTAACTAACTTATCATTTATCTCATATAGTTTATCACCTTGAATACCGTCAGTGATACTCATTACTATATTATCAAATATTTGTAATGGTTTTTGTTTATTATTGATTCTATCAATTTGTAATTGTGCTGATTTTACAATTATATCACTAACCTTTACTGGACCTTTAGTAATCTCTGGAAAGTGTTTAATCATGGTGTCTTCACCAAGTCTTCTAATCCCTTTGATACAATCACTGTTATCACCACAAAATATTTTTATTAAAGCGGCATTGCTTTGATGATGTTTAAAGAATTGATTATAATTTTCCAAAGTAATGTATTGTTTTAAATCACACATGTATATTCTAACATTAGACTCTATGAGTTGACAAAGGTCTCTGTCACTAGTACAGATAGTTATTTTCTCATTTGATTTTTTGTTATTGCAAACATACGCAATTAAATCATCACTTTCAACTATTTTATCTTCATATTGTCGAATAAATAATTCTTCTAAGTATCTTTTGATTTGTAATTTTTGTGATAACTCACTTTCATCGATAGGATGAGTGCCGTTCACATAATCTTTATTTCTATTAGATTTGTAGTCGTGGTATATATTATACCTTAGTTGACCACTAAGTTTACCATCCCAAAATACAAAAGCTTTATGATATAAACCATCATCTAATAATTTTCTTAATACCGTGATGAATTGGTAAATACCACCGATATGCTCTTGCTTTTGATTGTAAACATCTTTGGCTCCGAGAATGCTCCTTTTAAATAGAGCATTCCCATCAACCAATAGTACATTTATTTCTTTTTCTTTTTTCTCACCATGTTTAGGTGGTCTTCGATTCATTTCTTAACCTTGTAAAGGTTAATACTCTTCACCCATGATTTTAGGGTTTCCAATCTTTGCTTTGAACTTGTTTTACTCATATCTGTTATTTATAATTTAAATTATTCTCTAATATCATCACCTTCAAGTTTGCCTTCTTCAGTGCTATAGTCAATAGCTGCATTGTAATCAACGTTTAGTGCTTCATGTATGAATTTTCTATGTTTAGTCTTATATTCATCCAATTCATCTGGATTTACATATCCATGAGGTGTTGATGCAATTGTACCGTTTCTTTCAATACCTGTTACGTGATTTTTTTCACATCTAATTTTAGCCTCAGTACCATATTGGAAATCTTGGTTTAATGCTTTCGCTGTTAGTTTTTTAGTTCCATGTGTTAATATACCACCTAAGTGTACGATAATTCTAGAATTAAAGAACATAAATTCACCACCCTTATGTTTAACAACTGTACCATTCATATTGTCTAACCAAATCTTTTGAACACAAATCATTGTGTTAGTATATTCACTATCAATAGCTCTAGTAGATGGTATTTTAAAATTAACAATTGCTTGGAAAGCACCCATAGCACCAGCATTCCACATATTATTACTTGTATTTGAGCAAGCTGATTTGTAACAATTAAGTGTGCCAATAGAGTCCCATAGAAAAACCATATTCATAGGAATAATACCATTTTCTTGTTTTTGAATCATCTCACTAATAAATAATGAAACATCTTCAATAACAGGTTCACCTCTTGTTGGTTTTGTCATTGTTTTACTATCTTGGTGATTGTAATTTTTATACATATTGTATAAATCTTTATTTCTAACTAACATGAAGTTATCTGGCTTTTCAGTAATTTCACCAGTTTCTTCATTAATAACCTCTTTAAATTTAACACCAATCTGTTTAGCATGTTCAGCATTCCAGTTACCTTCAGTTTCAATTACAACTGCAAAATCACCAATTTTTTGAGCTCCAGCTATTGCTTCGTAAAAAGCAGTAGACTTACCAGTATTAGAGTAACCTCTAACCAAACTTACGTAACCTCTAGGAAACCCAGGTAATTTTAATGCATCGAACCAACCTTTAGATAATGGTACCCATGTTAATTCTTTATCTTTTGGTTCTGAATTTAAATTTTCACTTTCTAGGAAAGCATCTAAATCAAATGATTTTTTTTGAATTGATTTTTTTGGTAGTTTTTTGTTTTCACTCATAATTTTAATTTTGGTTTTAAAAAAAGGGTGAACGAATGTCCACCCATTTATAATTATTTATTGATTGTTATTAGAACGGTAAATCATCGTCATCATCATCATCAGATGTACTTACTGGTGTTGTTGATTTTTTTTCTGTTTCAACTTTTAATGAACCAATTTCTAATTCTTCTACTAAATTATCATCATCATCATTTGCTGATTTTTCTGATGATTTAGCTTCCAACTCTAACTTACCAGCGTAACACTTATTATCTTTATCCCAAACTGGTGTATCACCTTTTACGACAATTTTTAAGTAATCATAGTTTCTAACACTATATACATCTTCCCAAGTTCTAATGTCCTCAGTCCATTCTTTAACTTTCTCATCATTAGCTGATAATTTTGAAGTATCTAATGGGTAAGTAACATTTTGTACTACAGATGCCTGACCATCTCTAACAACTACGATATTTAAATCTCTACCAGTTTCAATGTCAGTGATATTGTGATTAACTGTTGCAATTGCAGCCATCATTTTATCCATAACTCCACCTTTCTTGTAATTGTGTTTGAATCTCCAGAATTTAACACCATCAGCTTCATTATCTCTATCGATAACTTTAACAACATAAAATTGTCTAGCTGAATATTGTTTTGCTAATTCTTTGTCTTCTTCTTTACCAGTAGCTAATAAAGCTTCTCTTGCTTGGCAAAATGGACAATCTTCATCCTTTTCATGCTTTAAACATGGGAATGTTTTCCACTCATCTCCGATTTTTTTAACGTGACCCCATAAAACTGTAAATGGTGTCTTTTGTCCCTCGGCTGGAGGTAAAATCCTAATTTTCTTTGTTTGACTATCAACACCCTTTGGCAAGACTGTGTTAAAATAGTTCTTTAGGTCATACGTTTTTTGAGAACCGCTATCTCTTTTTCCATTGTGTGATGATTCATACTGTTTCATCATTTCGTCAAAAATACTCATAATTTTAATTTATATTTGTTTGATTGTTATACTATTTAATTCTACTATTTATTTATACTATTTAATTTCCCTATGTCAATTTTACTATATTAATTTATCTATACAAATGTACTACTAAATTGGTAAAAAGTAAAGGGGTTTTTTAAATATTTTGATTCATTTCGAATTATGTTTTACAAAAGTACTAGGTTTATAATCTTATAACAACTTTTTTTAAATATTTTTTACTATAAAAAAGAAAAACAAGACTAATGCCTTGTTTCTCAATATATTAATTATGTATTATTTTACATATTTTCTTCTTCGTATTCATCACCATTGAAACTATCTTCAATATCTGACTCACTATAATCATCATCAATATCTTTTTGTGTTAACACATATTCCTCTGGTTTATCATCATCAGCTCCAGTATCATAACGGTCACCTTTTTCATCCCAAAAATCAGTTAATTTAACACTATATGGGAATGAATCTAATGAACGCATTTCTAATTTTTCTTTTGGTGTTGGATTTCTTCTTTCGATTTCTTTTTCCAAATCATCAATTTTATCTGAAATTGAGCTCATTGATGATAATTGACTTTCTAACTTATCAACCATACTCATTAATTGTTCTATTTTAGAATTTGCAGCATCTGCTGATTGTTTTGCAGCTTCAGAACCTTTTACTAATTCAGTAACATCTAATTCTACAGCATCTTCTTCAGGTGCTGGTTCTTCGATTGGCATTTCTTCAGCTGGTGCAACATCGTCAACTGGTAATTCAGCACTTGCATCACCCATTGGTTCTGTTGGTTCTTCAGCGTTAGCTTCAATATCAGCAGTGATATCTTCAACATCAGCATCTAAATTATCTTCTGCTGGTGCATTTGCTTCATCACCTTCAGCTTCGGCCATACCTAATATGATATCTTTACCAGAATACATAGGGTCTTCTGGTCTTTCTTCTTCCATGCTTACGATTGGGAAATTTTCAGATATTGTAGACCTATCATCATAGTAATTATAATTCGTAAGTGATTTAAACTTTTTAAGTTCTTCACTTAGTAATGCTTTATTTATAGTTTTATTTCTCATCTTAAAATAATAATTGTCTTCCGTCTTCTGTTATTATTTTTTTATTGATTCTTTCAACTAAGCTTTTATCAGTTTTAATGATACAACCTTCGTCATTACAATCCATATTTACATTTTCACTTGTTAAAAACTCATCTAAGTTTTTTTCTAAGTTTATTTTTTTATCATTATTTTCCATAACACCTGTTTTTAATTTAATTATGTATTTGTATATAAATATCTGATAATATTATAAAATTCGCTTTATTGGTGTTATAACTAGATTATTATTTTTGATTAATAATAAATTATCCTGGTAATTTGACCAGTCAATAATTACTGATTTATAATTTATATTACCAATGTTATCAACATTATATGTTTCGATTAATTTATTTAAAGCATTTATACTATAGATTGCATTACCCTTTTTATGTATTAAGGTTGCATTTGGAAATACTTTTTTGAAGTTAATGTGAGTCCCAGCTTTTATTAGTAATTTAAAAGTGACCATGACTTTAGTGTCATCCTCTATGTCATATAGGAATACTGCATTTTTATTGATTTGGAATGACGATTCTAGATAAGTTAAAAACCAACCTAATCTGTCTTTAAATATGAAAGATGCTAATAATACTGTTTTATCCATGCTCAATAGAATACAAAAAGGGAACATACTTAACCTCGTTATTAAGCATATCAATTATGTCCTTGTATTCTATAAGTATTTCGTCATTGTCCAAAAATACTGAGCAATATGATTTTATTTTATTTAATGTTTCAAGTAGATTATAGTCTAAATAGTTAATCAAGTTTAAATCAAGCCCATATACTGTATTTTCAGTATAAATATATAACATATTTTCATGTATATACCCAACAGCATTAGTACTTTTTTTTATGGTTTTAAATGTAATTTTTAATTCTGATTCTGTTAATTGAATTAAATCTATGAATTTGTAGTTTATATTCTTAATTAATAGATTGTAACTATGGTGAATGAAATCATATAAATCATTTTCAAATATATCCCTACGTTCAGTTTTTTTAAATGTCCAAAAAATATCATCTGATAGTTTTCTACTTATAAAGTCAACATATGGATTAGTAGTTTTAACTATATCCCAACCTATTATTAATGTAGGTAAACCATGGATGACATCATCCATGGATTCTACTACATTGAAATATTTATCAATATTTATTTTACTATGTACTACTATATTTCCAACAAACATATTGCAAATATATGTAAATTTAATTTAAAAAACAATTACCATTTTAATGAATCACCAGCAGTATTAAATCTTTTAAAGAAATCATTTGCATATTCTGACCTTAGTTGGGTTTGATTATTGTTTTTCTTCAAAAAATTCTCATATGTACCTGTACACCCACCACAAACTTCAACATACTTTGCAAACCAATAAGCAGCTTCAGATGCATCAGCTGGTCTACCTGAGTCACGCAATTCAATTAATTCTTTTAAATAGCGCTTATATCTACCACCAAAAACTATCAAATAGTCTAATTGACTCTCTACCGTACTACCAAAATCTGGTGCTTTTGCCGTGTTCTCATTCCATTGTATTAATCCTCGTGATGGTAGTCCATTTGAATCTTTGGGGTTCAAAGCACCTGGGTTAAAAGTAGATTCTCTTTGTATGTTACCCATAATACCAGCAAC